ATGCCTTCAATAGTCTCTTCGGTAAAACGATAAAAGAAACGAAGAGTATTAGACGAGCAACCAAGAAGGCTCAAGTGGTAGTATTACCGACCTACAGGGGAGTCGTCAGTCGTCACGAAGAGAATATGAATAGACTTGCCAACCATTTCAACAGGGGGATCAAGTAATGATTTGCTATTCAACAGACAAAACTGGATTGACCGACGAGGAACGTAAAGGGTATGAATTCAATACTCGCTACTATCGAGAGAATACAACAGATGACGAGATTAGAAAGACTAATACCTCGTCAGTACAATTTAACATTAATCGAGGGAGAAAGTGATGGAAGAAAATGTAACTCATAACGAGATGATGGAGGCTGGTGCTATTGCCCATTCTAACGAGAGCAGTAGTGTTGGTGCTAATCTAGACTATGACGAGTATCTATTCGACCATAAAGAGCAATTATTCAAGGAATTTTTAGAGCAGGAAGACGAGGAAATGACCTTTGAAGACTATTGTGTAAAAAGACATCAAGAGAAGGCATTCTTGTGCAAGGCAAGATGGTGTCATTTTGAACTTGATGATATGTACAATACAGACGAGAAATATTGTCACTATTGTGATACTAATATGGGCGACAGGCTCAAAGAATTAAATGAACGATACATTAACGAGGAGAAATAAGAGATGAAAAATAAAAAGACAAATATCGATATAATTGCCGATAGTGTTACAGAAATGGCTTTATCTTGTATCGAGAAAGAGAAGAAAATGCCTTGGGAGATGAAATGGAATCAAAACTTGGGAGTATTTGCTCATAACCATAGTACAGGATATATCTATCGAGGAGTAAATTGCTATCTAACATTTATATCTCAACTAGAGGAGTATAAGCATAATGCTTGGATAACCTTTGACCAACTAGCTAATAAGATGGGATTTAAGAAGGTAAGAAGTGGCAAATTCTTTTGGTATGCCGACAAGAATGACGAGAAGGTTAAGTATAATGACTTGAAGGCTCTTATGTTAAAAGATGTAGATGCGAAGAGAATGCCTGTTGAAAATTGGACTCCTAATATCTATCTTCGTGAAGGGTGGAAGAAGGTAACCTTTAAACAGAAAGCTAGGATGATTGAAGAGGGAACTCATACTAACGAGGATTTCGTTGTTAGATTCCCTCAACAACCTAGAATACACCTAGTCTACAACATTGAACAGACTAAACTACCTCTTCCTAAACCTAAAAAGACTAAAAAACTTAAGAAGACAGAGGTCGAGAAGACTCTTCATAATCTAATTAAAGAGATGAAGAATTCACCTGCTCTTAAAATAGACGGAAGAAATGCTTGTTATAGTCCTAGCAAACACACTATCCATATGCCGACGATGAAACAGTTTAAAGATAAGAGTGGCTATAACGGAACATCAGAGAGTCACTACTTTCATACAGGGTGTCACGAACTTGTACACTCAAGTGGTCATAAAAACTGTTTGAGTCGTGAAGGAATTACCGACCTTGGTATATGGGGTGACCATAGGTATGCTAAAGAGGAACTTGTTGCTGAGAGTGGTGCAGAAATGTTAGCAAGATACTTCAACTTTGACACGAGTTCAGCAACAGGGAATACTGAAGCATATCTACAAGGGTGGGTGTCAAGGCTAAAGAATGACTCGAAGATTATGGCTTCAGCACTTCGTGACTCGTCAAAGGCTGTGCATTACATACTCGAAGGCAAGTAACATTAAACAGGGGAGCAGTCTTGAGGGATTGCTCCCCACTAATTAGGAGAATAAGTAATGAGAGATTGGATTAAGGAATATGAGAAGATAGGCAATAAGCCTGTGAGAGAGTTGACATCGGCAGACAGGATGGTTTGCTTTAAATATCACCTTGAGATGACAAAAGACAATTTCAGTTGGGCATTGTCCAATGCTGAAGATTGTGGATATGAGTGCCTTGAGGAGTTGATGGATGTTGCCAAGGATATGATGCTAGAGGTTGGAGACAAGGGTGTTGAGATAGGGACTCTAGACTAATGGATAGACATTATCTAATAAATGAAGGTGACGATACAATAACTTACCATCCGAAGTGCTTTTCACTTGTGGATATAATAAATAAGTTAGCAAATAATGAGTTGGTGGTGCTTAAATGTGAGGAAGTACACCTAATTACTCTTGCTAGACTTGAGATCAATCGAGATATGCAAATTAATGATATGAAAATAAAGAGGGTGATATAATGACTATAGATGACATGAATAAGGCTGATATGCAATTGGCATGGTTCAACAATTTCGTTGATGCTGTTCAGAAATGGGATAACAAATTATATAATGAGGCTTGTAAGTATGCCGATGAAATAGAGGAGGGATGTATATAATGGCTCGACCTCATACAATCAATACAAAACCACTTTATACCTGTGATGTTAATCTAACTGACAGCGACCTCTATGAATTACAGAGAGGGAAGGTATTTGAGTGGAGTTGGACTCCTAACGAGGATGAGGATGTCATAATTAAACTAAAACTATTTAATGGAGATGATGACGAATGAAAATAACCTATGAAATGACGAGACATTGGCTCGGAGATGATGATATATATGAAATACTAACTGATATTGCTAATGGCGACTATAAGCCTAAAGTATTGAAATCAGATATACTCTCAACCTCTGACGACCTTAAAGAAAAACTACCTGACGGATTACAGAAATACATAGATGGAGTCGGACTCAATGTTCTGTACTCAAACTACCATAAATCTACTAATGGAATATGGAGCAGAGCAGAGATTGAATTTGAACACGAAGACGAGCAGGGCAATCCATACTACGAGGTAAACATAGACTTTGGATGTCAAGATGATACTCGTAACGAGCAGTATAGTGAGAGAATGGATGTTTGGAGAGATAAAGAAACTAATGAATGGACTTGTGACTTTTATAAGGAGAAAGTATGAAAGAATATAGATACATAGCAGGATGCATTTTAGATGAAGATAGGAGTGATGCTTTGGAATATATTGAGGAGTTATTATTTATGGCTCATCCATATAAAAGAGAACTGTTTGAGGCATTTGATGGCTATGCAGAGTCTTATGTAGAAGACCCTGCTGACAGAGATGACAAGCACTATCACGAAGAACAAGACCATATAGCAATGGAAAAAGCAAAGGAGACCAAGTAATGCCAAGTTCACCAATAAAGAAAAGAGTACAAGTTTCCAATGCAAAGTACGATATATATAATGGGTTTGAAAATTGGAAACAATTTCAAAAGATAATAATACCCGACAGAGCAACTGACCACTACTATAGTGTATGGTTTGATAATACAGAGGTCTATGATGCAGGTGATGGATGGATTGGTGTGGATGCACAGGACGGAGATGCAAGTCTAATGTGTTGTCAGATGGATGACAATCCTGCCATAGAAGATAATTGGTATCACGTTGAGGATTTAGATAAAGACCATACTAATATACTTGATACAATAAAGGCTGTGTTTGGTATCAGTTTCCACGAGAGTGTATGGAAAGAGATAAGTCCTGCTCAAACACTAAAAGATAACCCAATAGTATAAGGAGAATACGATAAATGGCTTGAGTTTGAGGTTTGTATGATAGATAATGAGAAGTATGAACCACACTTCGGCATAGTTCTATTTGACGATGCAGGTAAAGAAACCATTATAGCAGAAGAAGTTTCAATAAAGCAACTAATAGACCTACACAGCTTTATAGGTTGTGTCTTAAAAATGAGGGAGAATAAATGACCGAGACGTTTAACAATATAGAAAAGGCATTAGAGGAGCACTTCTCACTGCACGATGTTGGTGCAATGATGGACTTGCTACATAAATACAGAGAGTATGAGCATAAACTCATAAGATATTATAGTGAAGATGACTTTACCGATTTTTTAAAGGAGACCATATGTACATAGTATGCTTAACAACAAAAAGAAAGAGCAAGAACCTGTTACCCAATGAGTATGAATATCACTCTGACTGGCAGGCTTTTGACACACTAGAAGAGGCTCAAGAGCTGTATAGAAGGCTATTCAATAGAAAAGACTTGTATACTGCAACCATATGTGAACCGATTGAGTCTACAGAACCAACCTACCTAGAAGAACCTAAAGAAGAGGAGTGCCCATTCTAATGGATAAATACATAGACATGACACCAAACTGGCAGGGAGTCTATAGATGGCTCATGCACATGAAGAAAACAAATCCTAGCTCATACAACCATTTAGTTGATAATGGTAAGGGTGAGTTTGAGAAACTACTAAATCTAGCCGAATCTAAAGGCTGGGATAAGGAGGCAGATGACCTTAAATAGCGTGATTAAACATATAGATAAGAATGGGATCTTAGCTTCCAGAGATGGAGTGGGTACAATGAAGCAGTCCAAGTCTTGGGGTGATTTTATTGTGAGGTTTGGCACTCTAAACATGCATGACATGGGGTCTATTGGCGAGATCATAATTGATAAGCTGGCTGGAGCAAGTGATGAGGTTGTTGAGAAGTTTAAGCTGGAGATACACGATCTAAAACTATCTGCCAACGCCACTCACAAAAGGCATCTTGATACTATTCGAGACCTTCAGATCAAGGGATCAAAACAGGAGGAGAGGATCGACAAGAAGAATAAGCAACTTGCCAATCTAAGGTATAGGCTTAATAAGTCGGATGTTAGAGCCTTGAGAGACGTAAATAAAATAATGAGCATCGGAAATTATAAACTAATAAAGGAGAATAAATGAACTTTAAACACGTACTACCAGCACTAGAGATAGACATCTATGATGCCCCGATGGAGTGGGCTGATGAGGACTGTGATATGCCACATAGCGATGCTACTATTTACTTTATTGTAGATATTGAGTCGAGAGAATATGGTATCAAGGGCATCTATGCCCATGTCAGTAAGATAGAGATGTCTATAGGGGATAATGAATTTGTCTTTGTGGACGGTGTGGGTTGGGAGATAGAGGAAGATCTTGACAGGGAAAACGGAAGTATTGTTCCTGACCGTGTTGAGATAGACTTTGAACAGAAAATAATAACAGTATACTTTGCATAGGGAGGTAAAATGGAGTTAGATGAGTTGTATAAAGTAAGAATAGAGATGCGCAATCAAGTGTCTAGTAGAAGGTTGGAGCTACGAGAGTTGGAGCTTAACTTAGAAACAATAGAAATACAAATAGAAGAAAAGGAGAATGAAGATGGATAAAAAGGCAGGACGATTAAGGTATCCTCAGTACGATGAAAGTGTACACCTGTTCCAATTACCAATTGATAAGAAACTTTTCATTAAGTTTAAAACTCAATGCGTTAAAGATGGTGTAACAATGAGAGACAAGATGACCGAGATGATCGAGTCAAGCTTGGGGCACGTTTAAGCCTCGGCTACATAGTGGTGATCTGTAAGCTGCTTTAGTGTGTCCTCGTCCCAGTAGTCTGAGAGGTCAACAAGTATGGATGCGTTATCAACCTCACCCATATCATCTACGCAGATTGTTTCCTGTAGATATTCAACCTCTTCTGAGTCGTCATTGTAAACGATTGTTAAGGTGTATATTTTATTTGGCTTTTTCATGTCCTAATATATGGATATATCCTGCCACTTAAAAGCCCTTAATGTCTATAAATGGTTTGTAAATAATAATTAACAAGCTGTATATTACAGTATGGGATGGTTCAGTAAAAATAGGGCATACATGGAACTTCGAGAGATTATTAAAGAGAAGGGTATAAAGCAGTCTTGGATAGCTGATAGGCTAGGAATATCAGCACCATACTTATCACTAATACTGAACAGAAAGCGCAGGCTAACTGAGGAGATGGAGAACCATTTTATTGTGTTAGTCGAAAACATAAAAGGAGAACGAAGATGAACAACGAAACCGTATGGAAGACGCTGTCTTCTATAGACGTAAACAACAAAACCGAAAAGAAGGGCAACCTTACATACCTGTCATGGGCATGGGCATGGGGTGAACTTATGGATCATTATCCACAAGCTACATACACTTTTACTGAATGGGAATATCCCGATGGTACACACTATGTCACTAAAGATGTGCTTATCTATGGCGATGGTACTTGTTCTGTTGAGTGTGAGCTCAAGATTGATGACCTAGTTCGCAAGATGTGGCTTCCAGTGATGGACTACAGGAACAATGCCATAGAAAACCCAACCGCAAGGCAGATCAGCGACACTAAGATGAGATGTCTAGTTAAATGCATGGCTATGCTTGGACTAGGACACTACATCTACGCTGGTGAGGACATACCTCAAGAATCTAATGACAGTCCACCTGCTAGTAATGAGAAGGCTCCTGTTAAGAAAAAGAGCAAGCTTACAAAAGCACAGCAAGCAGACTTGGAGAGAATTAGGAAGGTAGTCACCACCCATACAGTGTTCACCAATGATAATGGAGGAACCAGTATGCAAAAACAGGTTCTTCAAGTTATTGATGGAGATCCAACAGCTGCGCAGGTCAATGAATGGTTAGCATATGTAGTAGGAGAGGCCAGTCTTTACGATAACGAACAAAAAGATAAGGAGTACCATGGAAGACAGAACACAAATAAAGTTCAGTAACCCTGACATCGACGGATCACCAATACCACAACTAATAACCCTAGAACAAGAATCCCCTATAGAGGGGCAGACCAAAAGAGATGATGGAACATCGTTTTTGTGGCATAAGTGGCTCTGCACTAATGGCCAGTATTTTATGGCCTCAGAGACCCTTGATGCAATGTTAAAGGTCATGCCAGACAAGACAGGAAAGCCATTGAAGATAGAGAAGGTAGAGAATCCAAAAGGTGGTTTCCCTTTCTTTCAAATCAACGGCATGAATAAGGATGATCTAGTCCAGCAGGCCCCACCTCAGGCTATGAGTCCTGTTATGCCTCCACAGATGGCTACAGCGCCAGCATCTAATTCAGACGGTGAGCTTGCTAGGCTTGAACAGAAGCTTGATCAGGTCATTCAAATGCTTAAGAATATGCAGGCTGAGGAAAAGCTACCTTTCTGATGGCAATTAAATTCTCAGATCCTAAAAAATGGGATGATGTTTGGTTCTCTGAATTAGATCTCAAACAAAAAGTTATGTTTATATATCTATGCGATGTATGTGATATAGCTGGATTTTATGAGTTTAATTCTAGACTGGCGACCCTTAGAACAGGTATTGAAGATGTGAGGGGGACTGTTGAGTCCCTCTCTAAATCTGTTTTGCTTAGAGATGGATATATATTCATTAAAAAGCACATCAAGCATCAAAAGAACCTTCCGTTAAATATTAAAAACAAGGCTCATATTGCTATAATTAAAAGCATAATAGAGCATGAGGAAAGATTCCCTGATATATATAACATGTTACCAGCTGATGTTGTAGAAACCATAATGATATTCAAGGGGGATACAAGGGGGATAGATCCCCCTAGCAAGGGGGATATAAGCCCCTTAAGTATAAGTAATAGTATGAGTAATGGTATAAGTAATACGGTAACCACGGATACCCCGCAAAGCGAATCTCACATTGCAAGGCTTTATAAGTACTTTGTAGGTGAGGAGAACCTTATGGGCGAGAGTGTGACCTCTAAAACAAGGATGATTTTATCTGAGGCCTTAAATATCATGGGTGTGGAGGACTGGAAGACCTACTGTGATGCAAGACTTAATGATGAGTATAAAGCCGCTCCAAACAAGTTCTTCTTAGAGGATGGATGGAGAAGGTTTCAAGACAAGGCTAAAGTTAAACACAAAGAAACTAAACAGGCCGAAACTAGGCGTAAAGAAGCTGAAGAGCGAAAGTCTTTACCCCAAGAGGGGGCCCCAGACGAGTTTAAGGAGTTCGTAAAAACCTTTGGAAAACGATCAAGAAAAACTAAAAGAGTACATAGCGCTACTTCGTAGAGAGCTGATTCGAGTAAAGCAATTACTTCAGGAGAGCAACTCTGTTATAAAAGAGTGCCGTAAAGGTTTTCAGACTATCAGTGATACTGGAAACACGAGGGTTGCTGACGTATTTCTTGACGGGCTTGATGAAAAGTGAAGGAGAAAGAGATTAACTATAACAAAAAAAAGGAAACAGATAAAATGAACACAATACTATCAACAACCGATTATGATGGTCTTAGGTTTTTAAAGGGGAATAGGCCCATTAATAAGTCCCATTTAAATAATTTGATAAAGTCAATGCAAAATAAGCAATTATTTACAACTGGAATAGTGAATGAAAAAGATGAAATATGCGACGGGCAACACAGGTTTATGGCTTGCAAGACGCTAGAGAAGCCATTCCATTATACGGTCGAGCCTGGGTATGGACTAGAGGAGGTTATTGCCCTCAACACAAGTAGTAGAAAGTGGACTAATGAAAATTATCTTACCTGCTATTTAGAGAGAGAGGGAGAGTATCCTGAATATGTTCGATTTAAGCAGTTTATGGACAAATATAGGATGGGATATAAAAGCTGTATAGGGTTATTAACCAATACACATTCTATAAACACAAGGTCATTTAATAATGGGACATTTACAATAAAGAACTACAAAAAGGCTGTGAAAATGGCAGACATGATTATGCAAACCGCTCCATACTACTCTAGGTGTCGAACTTGGAATTTTGTTTTAGCCATGGTAACACTGTTTAACAACAAAGACTTTCAGTTTGAAAGGTTCTTAAAAAGGTTGGACTCTGGAGGATCTAGAAAGATGATGACCTGTAGTACAATAAAAGAAACTATTATTATGGTTGAAGAAATATACAATTTCCGTAGCAAAGAAAAGGTTAGACTGTACTAATGAAGCCGTTTAAGTGAGAATACTAATGTATATAATATTAGTCTTATTTTCCGTATTGTTTTGGGCTATTGTACTCTACGGAGGAGTGAGATGGTGGGTAGTGTGAGCGCTACCACACCTGATACCAGCTATGTGGGCGCAGAACCTCGTTATATGCGTAAACTGCGCCTAGCTGGGATGAGAATTGAGCAGGCATTTCATGTTAGCCTTGATGAGCAATAGCAACGTGCATTCCTGCACATACCACAACAATGTCTGCTCAAGCAATTAATAAAGGAGAAAGAGAATGATTGTCTACAAAGCAACAAACTGTTTAAATGATAAGGTTTACATTTGCGTGTCTGGTCGAACACTTAATGACGCTGTGTCTATAAGGATTTCTAGGGCAAGGGCGAAACCAAGAAAAATGAAGTTAAAGGATGCTTATACAGGCAAAGACCCTTTTAGTAAAGCAGTACTTAGACACGGAGAGCATAACTTTAAATTTGAGACACTCCACATGAATGTGTCGCAGAAAAAGGCTTATAAATTAAAAAAGCAGTATATTAAAGAATATAATGCTATGGATCCCGAATATGGATATAATTGTACCACTGGAGGCATGGAATCCTTTAAAAATGCACCCCATGTCATTGAAAGGCAGGCAGAGGCGAATACAGGGAAAACAATGCCAGAATCTTATGTTAAATGGGTGAGGGCACGAGTTGGAGAATTACACCCTTCATTTGGCATTAAACATTCAGAAGAAATAAGGGCAAGGATGAGTCAGGCTCAAAAGGACTCCGACTATGTACACACAGAAGAGCATAGGAGAAGAATAGGCGCATCAGCTAAGAAGGTGTGGGCAGACAAAGAATTTAAAGAAAAAATGATACAAAAACATAAAGATATGGGGAGATGGGGGGGAAAGAAAAACCCCATGTACGGAAAGGGCAGGAAGGGCAAAGATAATCCTATGTATGGCAAGCCGTCTTGGAATAGAGGTGTACCAATGACAGAAGAAAATAAGCAAAAGTTACAAGAAGGTAGGGAGAAACATAGAGAGAAAGTGAATAGAGAATTGGTAGAAAAATATAAAAATAGAACAGAAAAGAAATGCACAAAGTGTGGTGAGGTTAAGCCTGTAAATGAGTTTGATAAGAGCTATAACAGTATTGATCCAATTATAGGAAAGTGTAAGCCATGTGAAAGAATAAGGTCAAGAGAAAAATATTACAGACTAAGTTCTCCAAATAAAACCAAAAATCGTTATGGCAAATTAATTGCAGATATTATAAATGAAAACTAAGGCCTGCACTCGGTGCAAGGAAGTCAAGCCTATTGATCAGTTTTACAAGAACGCACTAACAAGGGCCTCGATGTGTCACGAGTGTAAGAGGGAGTATAATGTTGAGAGATACGCCAAGCAGAAGAAACTACTAAAACCGTATTGAAGGGTGTAGAAATGGATAAGCGTACAACAACAAGGATGAGGTTTATAAGAAATAGTTATGCACAGTTATTGTTGTATTACTATAAGATGGGTGTCGGCAGTATAAGTGAGATAACTGGTACAACTATAACCGATGTTTTGATTGACACAATTGAGAAGCGCTATGAACAGCTTGGTGGCAATTCAGTAGTGCTCAGGCTGAGAGATCATAAGCCATCAATAAACGGAAGGCTAAAAATGGTAAACCAAGGAAGCGATGAGAATTAGCTACATAGAAAAAGTAAGTGTCAGTGATATATTTGCATGTCAGGTATGTGGCCATAGAGGCAGGGATAAGTACCTTGCAACACCAGAGGTTGTTACACTGGTAGACTGGAGAGAGCTGCATGTGTGTAAGAAGTGTGCAAGAAGAGAAACGGGAAGCAAGAATGCCAAGAAGTGGAACAAGCTACATGAATAGAGAAGCGGTGGCTGAGGCGAATGAGGAGATGTTGTTTGCCGACGGATTTGATGATGCGCTTGTCGGCTTTATCGAAAGAGCAGGCATGCCCAGTATAGCCTGTTATGACAAAGATAAATGTATAGAAATATTAGCCAAGGACATGACGCATGAAGAGGCTGTGGAATATTTTTATTTTAACACAGCTGGTGCTTATGTTGGAGAGAACACACCCTGCTTTTTAACGAGGACAGAAGATGAAGACTAAAAGAAAGCCTAGTAATAATAAGGAGCTAGAGAAGAGGACTGACATACTTATGATGGAAATACAAAAGCAAAACCATGCTATCGACACATTATTTATGACGCTATCCCACTACATAGAGATGAACGGTGATAGTGATAAGATCAGGGAATTTATTACGAAACAAAATGAGGAGGCTGAAGATGTACGACCAGAGCTTCAAGAATCAGGCAGTTAAAGAGTGTGTCAATGGACAGGCGCTGTCTGAAACGTCAAGAAAATATGGTATGTCGTTATCCGCATTGAGGCGTTGGGTAATGGAATATCAAGAGAGAATGAGGGAACTGTCTGGCTTTAAGCAAGAGATGGTCGAGATAAGAGAAAAGAATGCTAAACTTAAGCAAGTGCCAACCATATTAGGGGCCGAGATGCCACATGAAGAGGAGGCCACTGTAGTCAGTGAGTCTGTGGTTGTGCTTAATTCTGTCAACATATCTGTTGATGGATACGATATAACAATATCAAAGAGAGATGTGGTTAGACTAATGGAAGTGTTTTATCATTTTGATAAAAAGGAGGGGAAGAGAGACGATGTTTGAATTTGGGAAAAAAAGACAAAAAAAGGATATGGTGGATACCTAATTATTATTTTAGCCCCCCAGAAAAGGCGCCTGGGGAGGTGAACAATTATAGTTATGGAGACTTCTCAGTAGCGATGTGTCCTGAGTGTGATACAGCTTGGGAGTATGGACTTATTGGAAAAAAGCGCGTCCCCGTATATTATGATGATTTTCCCACATATAAATTAAAAGAAGTTGAGTGTCCCAGATGTAAAGGAAAAGATGAACGATAAAATAAAAGGAGTAAGTATGAGACAAGACACAGCAAAAGTACACGAGATGATATCCAGGGCAGTAATAACAAATGATGCTAATCCAGCGCTAGTTCAAGCTATACTGAGCTGGTGTAAGGACACGGTTACCACAATCGTATACAAGGAACAGTTTTAATGGCTGACCTCAGCAATATGATTGAAATGGTAAAGTATGTCCTGGAAAGTAATCAAGAGGCACGAGATAACGACATTCTCCTACAGAAGGTCATTCACTACAATGAGTACAGAAAAAAGGGAATGGAGTACAACTTACAACAAAGGTCATGGGTTGAATATCTTGGCGATATAACCAAGGGTACGATATCTAAGGCAGAAACCATAAGACGAGCACGGAGGAAGTGTCAAGAGCTTTATCCAACCACTCGTGGAAGGAAGTATGAATCGAGAAAAGCAAAGCAAAGCGAAGTCAGGGAAGGCCTCAGGCATGCAGAGGAAAGAAAGACCCAAGAGGAAACCCAAACAACAATCTGGAGTTCTGGAGGTTAAGATGAGACCACTATCACAACAACGCCACAAAGCAAGAAGGGCTGGCAATAGAGTCTTCATGTATGACCCATCATCTAAAGACAAGGAGAAGTTTAGAAAGGAATGTGCTAAATTTGAGCCAAAACACCCCCTAGAAGGAGCTTTATCCGTTTCGATGATATTCAACATGCCTAGACCAAAATCTCACTATAGAACGGGACGCTACTCTCACTTACTAAAAACCGATGCACCCAAGCTCCATACATCTAAACCAGACATAGATAATATCGTCAAGTTTTACTTAGATGCTATGACTGGAGCCTTCTGGAGAGACGACTCAATTGTCTGCGCTCTGGAGGCTACGAAGGTCTATGCAGAAGAGGGTTTAGTTGAAATAGAGTACTGGAACTTTCCAGAATAATTCTTAAATTCCACCTCCTACTTTAAAAGGGAACTACATGATATCGAAAGAACTCGATACTGTCTGGATTACATCTGACGGCAAGAAATTTCTATATGAAAAAGAAGCAGAAGCACATGAACAAAACACTAAAAAGGAGAAATTAACATGGCTGGAAAGGCTACACCTAAAGTAAAGAATGGCGTTGATAAGAAAGAGACTGCAATAAGCACGACCTATATTGACGACATACTATTGAGGATAGAGAAAGCAGAGAATGATATTGATGGCGTTTTAAGCGCTCTTGACAGTACCAATGAGTATCTTGACGAGCTCGGACTCAGAACTAAGAAAGTAGAATCGAGACTAGGCCTTGGTTGATACCAAAGACTATATTAAGTACATTCGCTCTAACGGCTGCAGAGTATGTGGCAAGTTCCCAGTTGATCCAGATCACTTGGAGGCTAGAGGAATGGGCGGGGCAGGCAAGGGTGGTACAGTTACGAACACAAAGAAAGACTTTAGCTGTATACCACTCTGCCGTGGTCACCATACTGAAAGAGGTAGTCTTGGGAATGAGAAGTTCCAGAACAAGTATAGAATTAATATATGGAAAGACGCCCACCAACTTATAGTGTCATATTTCGTTGATTAAAGGAGCCAATATGAATTTTGAATGGAAGATGCCAAAAGATGGTAAAACCACGTTTGAAGAGAAGGTTCACAATCTAGCATGCTTTGAAATTGTTCTTAATATATTTAGAATGAAGACAAAGGCTGGGGATGAAGATACCTCGGATGAGATGCAGGCTCTCTGTGGCTTTGCGCTTGAGTGCATGTTTGGAGATATGGATCTCAAAGACGAGGATCTATTTAATACTATAATGGGCCTCAAAGACAAGAAGGTTGGCAAGTTCAGAAGCACCCTATTAAAAGATATGGGAGTTCCAGTAAGTGTAGTGGACTCTCCAGAGATAGGTGAAGCATAAGTCATTCAGGGCAGTAATAGACGAACCGTATAAGCTTAGAATATTAAATAGAGAGGGCTTTGATAGATTTCTAGGAGAGTTTGATGTAGATACTATGCTAGAGATTGAGGTTAAAGAGGTCGTAAATAGAACCCAGTTGCAGAACAGCTACTACTGGGGACAAGTAATTGGGAGCCCTTCAAAAGAGGGCTCTCTGCTATCTAATGAGATGTTTCAGGGTTATACTAAGCAGGAGTTACATGAGGCGCTCAAGGACAAATTTGAAGTCAAATCTACTATGGGAATGAGTCAAGAAGACTTCACTGAGTATATTAATAAGATTATAAGATGGGCTGCTGAGTTTGCAAATATGTATATTAAGGAGCCTGAAGACGTTTAATTAATCTCTTACTGTGAATGTCGGTATACTGAATGGATCCACTGGCATAGCCTCTTCTATTTTCTTCATCGTATTTATCCACCATCCATTTTCTAAATTTTCCTGCATTTTAATATTGGCCAATTCAAGAGACGCTTGAGTCCTAAAGCTTATAGCATTATCGGGCCATGGTATCTGCTTATTGGCAGGGCGCTTTAGGTTTTTAACAGTGATCTGTTTTAGTAAGTTATCATAATATGTATGCTGTCTTTTTAGTATTTGCTTACGACCCCTCCACCCTTCTACAAGAAAATAATTTCTTTCCGCTACCTTGGGATTAATTTTAGTGTTTTTATTTATTCTTTTAGGAACGCCTGTTGCTAGGTCTTTTAGCTCACTCATACTCTTTGGCACGCTAGGATAGGCTAAGCCATAATAGAAGGGCTTCCCAACCAATGGAACCATCCTTAAAGAGCTTACGCCATACATCCCAGAATCAACAGGTTTCTTTCTGCCCGTTTCCGCCCTATACCTAATTGGATCTCTTGAATACTTTAGCCAGTCATTTATATAGGCTATATCTTGTATAGGGGTTCCAATAGTCCCTACGGCAGGGAAAAACCCTCCTAAAAATCCTGCTATATCTCCCTTGGCAGCCTTTCTTGCTCCATACCTACTTATGCCGAATAGCCTGAATATATTGTCTACCATGAAATCTTTTAAATGTATTGGCCTTCCCTGTAGATAGTCTCTTAATGTATCTGGGCCAGCGCCCGCAGCCACCAGGAGGGTTGTCATTAACACTGAATTTTTTATAGCTTGAACCTTTTGGCCTTTTTTCCACATCCCAATAGTTTCTGATCTCCATAAGCTTAACTGCTTTAACTGCCATGTTTTAAGCTGATAGGCCATCCTAGCGCCAGGACTTTTTAAATACAGTGCTGGCATTTCTGACTCGGCTACTGGCTGATGCTCTAATAGAGTCCAGTATGCAAGAGATATTATATCTTCACTAGGGGGAGCTGTACTTTTAAGCTCATCAACTATATCTTTTGCTCTATCACTGTCTTTACCAAAAGCATCATCTATAAGCAGTTGAGTATTTTTACTAAACTTACCTTTCCTTGCCTCTTTTCTAGCTTTCTCTATTACGGTATTAACTAATGTTTCCTTGCCTATTCTATCTAAAGCTGAGAACCCAGATGCTCTAAATAATTGATTTAATAATTTTGAATAAGGATCTGCTTTATTAGTATACTCTGCCGATATCTTAATAAGACCATACTCCCTTGCATCTATAGGAGACTTTATCATTCTGTTAATCCCTGGAATCTGACCAAGGATAGCCTTTGAAAGAGATTTTGTAAATATTATAGGGTTACCAACCCCCCTATAGACAGCGCCAGTCAAGAGATCTCCAACCTGCATCATGGTTGTAAAAATGTCTACAAGGGTTGTCATATATGTAATACTTCTAAGTTTTTGCAGTGAATTTGCAAAAAACCCATTGCTATCTTTAGCAAATCTTGCTCTAAAAATATCTTTTATTTCTGCTTGGTCTTTACGGTCTATTTGGCCTGCTTCTAGCAATCCAGCTACATACGCCCCAACACTTGACTCATTATTAAAATTATCTACATCTACACCCTTGCCAAATAATTTTTGTCTAGCAATTGACTCATTCATTGTATGTATATATGACATGATAGAAGTGATTGGATCCTCATAAAATCCTACCATATCATCAGTCACACCATCTTCTGTCTTTATGTCGACTACCCTGCCTTGTATAAAGCCTGGCCTTATGCCCCTTACAGAGGATCCTCCAGTTCTTATAAATGTATCTATGGCTTGCGCCTTAACATCTTCTGGGAGATTAACTACGGAAACATTATACTTATCAGCCAAGTCTTTCAGCATTTTATCAAGCATGCCTTGATCTACCTTTTTCTCTTTAAGTCTGTTCTCTAGATAGGTATTATACTTCAAAGGATCGGTAACGTCTCTTGGGTAGTACACGCTTGCATCATTTCCCCAATATGGGAAGTTATAAATAATTTTTTCATCTAATTTATTAAATCGTTCCTCAGCCTCTTCCAACTCTTTAGCCTTCCCCTTCATTCCCTTAGCGCTAGATGCTAATTTTAAAAGATCTTCTTTTTTATCTTTAGCAGTATATTGAACACCTTTATCGTCCAACCATTCTTTTATTTTATCTGCAGTCCAATTATCAGACGGTATAGTTCCATATAGGCCAGGAACAGATTTCTCTTCACCAGTCTTAGAGTCTACCTCCTTTGTTCCATATAATTTTTTAACCAGCTCATCATATTCCAGCTTTTCTTCTTTTTCAAGTCCTATAGCCCTATAATAGACTTCATTCATAACCTCTCTCATAGATTCATAGGCACTTACAGCATTATATTTTTTATCATGCTTTTTTACTATCTCTAATATTTTAGCAGTATTCCCTCTTAATAGGGCCAATTCTAACTCTTTCCAATCCCCTTTCTCTCTAAACGGCTTTAGCTTGCTAGGCTTTATTTTATGTAGAAACTTAAACCACGGCTCTAGCTTTCTCATATCTTTCTCTATTGTTAAAGCGTGCTCTTCATACCTCCTCAGAACTCTCAACAATCCCATTCCGCCCTTAACATTCTTTAATCTGCTTGATAACAAGTAAAATGCTTGAGATATTTTCCCAGAAACCTTGTCAGCCTCTATTTTTGGACTTACCTTGCCTGCCCTTACTTTCTTCCAATAGGCTTCCTCATTTGATTCTTTTTGTTTTCCACCCTTAGATTTAGCCTCAGCCTCAGCCTTCTCTATTGCGCTTCTTACATCCGCTAGTACGTCTCCCCCTGGAACCGCTTTAAGAACCACCATGTTTTCTAGTCTGTCATATGCTTTTTGGACTGGTTTAGAATCTATTAGGCTTTGAGCATTCTTTTTAAACCATGTTTTCATTTGGCCGACCACTTTCTTGAACCACCTCTTGGCATTGTCGGTCATGCCCTTGGCATCGTTCTTGAATTGAGCAAATTTTAATTTGAAGTTTTGAGTATTAACACCCAGTCTAGCGCCCATCTTCTGCATTGATGGAGATAGATTGTCGTAAACATACCGCCCTGTGTCTACTAAGGCTTTTCCTATTGTGTCTAACGCCTCAGGAGTCAGTCCAAATGAGCCATTAAGATATTGAATTGTTGATTTATTTAAATCTGTGAGGCTATGCTCTTTACCATTCTTATCTGTATAGGTAAAGTTTGGCATTATTCTTTCTAATATCTGCTCATAAGTGACTGAGTCTAGACCGCCTGGATCCCCTTTGTGCATTGGGGAGTGCCCCTCTCTCACACCAAACCATATAGCTGCCTGGGCTTGACGAGGAGTAACTCCCATATCAAAGGCTACCTCTTTAATAATCTTTTCATACCTTCTATATTGAGCCTCTGTGAACCCTTCACCCTCTGAACTGGGAGTCTTCTTAATACCAAGCTCTCTAGCCATCCATAGGTCTAGCACCACAGCATTCGGATCTCCCTTAAGAGCTCTTGAGAAATTAGATATTTTATCCGCCCCTATCGGCAAACTTGTTCCCTGTTCATGGTTCTTTACAGCATTAAGAAGACGCTTTCTCATCTCGTTAGGATACTTACCAGCCGAGAACTCTTCTCCTAGCTTATACTGAGAGTATGCCTTAAGTCCAAAGCCTATATTAACATTAAGATTTGCCTGTGGGCTGGTGATGGCAATAAAGTCTGTAATTAAACCAGCATCTTTACCAAACTTCTTCTGCATGTAAGGAAAGAATCCGTCATACCATTCCATCATATGTTTGCCAGACTCAAGAGTTTTCTTTAGTCCTTGTTTGGTTTGAGCATTCTTAACAAGCTTAGTAACCCCCTTTTTATATTCCTTCTTCCCTTTATCGTACATTTTAGATAGCTCTATCTTGTACTCTCCCCTGCTAAGACCTTTTCTAGATTCTCTTGATGGAGCTACAGACGTGTAGTCCTTAATAAACTCAGCCTTGCTTATACCTTTATCAAATATATATGTATAAACAATATCATTCTTGTTTTTCAAGGGAGTGTTCTTAAAGTCTATTGGCTTTGGAGCAAGAGGTCTACGAGATTTCCATTCTTTTTCACCCAGTTCTCTAGTTGCCTCAATAGTTATAGCTCTCTCATCAAATACTACAAAGTTTTCATTCTCACCAAATCTACCGCCTGTCATTCCTTGGGCTGGGTAACGTATGCCGTCTATACCAGCCTGTAAGAGAACTTCAGAGGCTTTTTGATCAGAGCCAAGCTCTAAGGTAAGCTGCCTGTAAAGCTCCATTCCCCGAATACCCTTACTTAATGAATATGGATTATCTTTGTTATAAGTGTTTCCCCATTTATCAGTAAATTCAGTATTTTTTATTTTATCTCTCTGCCCTGGGGCAACTTCATCCGCCCATGTTATATAATCATATTCAGAGGGTTTTTTCCCTTTATGTAGAGTGGCCTTGTATATCTTATTTCCAGGCCTTACCGCAATATCAGATATTTGCTTCTCAATTAAATCCAATTCAGCCTCTATTGGGGCTTTCAATTCTTTTGGAACTGCAGTGGGATCATAACCATGTGCATCTTCTAAATCTTCTATCTTAAGTTCTAGCTCTAACTCTCTTTTCTGGAGTGCTTTAAATTCTTTTAGCTTTTTAGGGTCAGTAGGCTCTATCCAATCATATCCTATCCCCCTCGCATAATGCTCCGCAATCTCCTCTTTATTAGTAAAGTATAGCCCACGCCCAAATGCTTGTGCGCCCTCCCCTGTGCCTATTTTAGATGTTTTAAATGGCCCTTCAAAGGCTACTCCACCATGTACAACTTGAATGCTAGCCCCAATCTTTGGATTCTTTATATACTCTCTAACATAAGCCTTAGCATTATTATATAGCTTCTTGAGGTAGGGCTTAACCCCTTTGCCGATCTTAGTAACCATCTCAGTGCTAAACTGTTTAAAGTTTTTAGCACCACGCCTAATAATGCCTGCGCCAACAACAGCCGCATCGGTTATCTTGTCTGTGAGCTTATAATTAGGATCAGTGTCATCGAAGAACTTCTTAACGCCTATGCTTTTTTCTAACCTTTCTATGGCTTTTTGTTCTCTAGCTTCTACCTCATCTATCTCTTCAATCCCCTCAATCTCTTCTTTAATCATGCCTTGAGGTAGCTCAGCCTTACCTGCTTCTTCCTTGGTCTCAGTAATACCCATCTCTTCTTGTAATGCTAAGTTCTCAGCCTCTATTTCTTCTGTAGTACGAGTATCTTCTACTTCCGCCTTTCTTCTCTCGCGAGAACGCTCTCTACTTGATTTTTGAGCTGGAGTTAATGCTTCCTTGCCTGACCATTCTGATTTCTGATATGCTATATCATAAGCCTCTGCCTCACTAAATGCCCAAATAGCGCTCCATTTTCCACCAGCTGTTTTTACACCATATCTAGTTTTCCCATTAGACTTAGGATATGACTTGTAAACCTTGACATCAGACATTTTCTTGAACTGGTCTATAGTCGCCTTTGGTTCTTCGAGCATTTCAGCCTCTTCTGTCACTGGGGCAACCTCATCGACACCTAGATCTACTATATTAAAGTCATCATCAAATCCTAAATTTCTTTCTGCCAGTATAGACTCCATTGAATCAATAGCATTTTGAGCCTCTTCAGCGTTCATGTCAGCCTGTTCATTCTCACTGCCATAATGGTCATCTACATATCTTTGGAGCTTATTAGCTGCTTTTTTAAATCCACTAATGTTTTTAGGCTTTATACTTTTAACCCAAGCTAATGGCTTGCCAGTCTTACCATTACGTATATCGTCTAGATATACTTGAGTGCTCTCATCTTCAGTTAATTCAGTATTTACTCTAGTATCAAGGTCTTGTTGTTTTATGTCTGGAGCTACTGGAGCTTCTTCTGTTACTGGGGCAGTTTCTTCAGTAAGTCGCATGCCCACAGAAGTCTGTTCTTTACGTTTCTGTAGTGTTTGCTCTAATGTTAATGCATTACCTTTAGAATCAAACGCTCTCATTCCGAGCTTATAATTCATCTTAACAGCAGCATCATTAGATGCTTGACCTGTTATATTTGGATGTTTTTCCAATGCCGACTGAAGAAGTCTACTTCCTATACCCCTTTCTCTTTTATCCTTATCTACTTTTATCTCATCTATAAATGTATCACCCTTCTTTTTACCAGCCATATCTTTTGCATATTCACCAATGACAACCTTACCTTCAGGGAGTGATAATGTAGTATATTTTATATCATTTACTATCTTTGGAGCTTCCTCCTCGACAACTGGCTCTACTACTGGAGCAACTTCTTTGTCTGCCTCTTGTAGTCTAGCAACTAAGTCAGCTTTCTTGCCTGCACGAGATAGATCTCTAGTTTTGAGCTCAGACTTGAGATCCTTAATAACCATCTTATTGTAATCTTGTTTCTCCTCAACAACTGGCTTAACGGGAGCCTCTCCTGTAACCGCTTCTTCACCGTATACCTGCTCAAGGCTTTCTGTTATCTGTTCTGAGGTTGGAACGGCTCCAGCCATGTCTTCAGCGGCCTTAACCATTGCCCTGCCCTCTTCAGCCTTTTCTTGGAACCATGGCTTTGCCTCAACAGTAGTTCCTTCTTCTTCCATTATTGGTGGACGCTCACCCTCAAACTCTACTTCTTTAGCATTAGCAAAGTGAGATAGATCTTTCTCCATGCTTTCAGCTACCGCATCTGCGTTCTTTTTATCTTCATGGCCAGTAGACTGATCTATTAATGTCTCTCCAATATATGTATTAACATCCCAAGCGCCCTCATTCTCTACCACCTCAACTGTAAGCCCTTGAGCCTTGATAGCCTTCTTGACCTCAGCTGGATCGTTTAAATCAAACTCTACAATTGGATCTTTATTTTCCCCAGTTTTACCAAAAAGGCCTTGGGTCATAGCTATTCCTACACCTGGAATTGAGAACGCTACTACCTCAACAGCCAACTGCTCCATAGTTGGCAGTTTATACTTAAAGCCCTCATCCTCAATACCCACCTCATAGGCAATGCCCCTGCCTACTTCGCCAATTCTTTCTTCAGCCATCTCGCCAAGCATACCATTCCAACCAACACGATCAAGAAGTTTATTAAAATCTTTTGCTTTTTTCGTTGGGTTTAATTTAAGAAAATTCTTTAAGATTCCCTGCTTGATTGCCCACTTTCTAGCCACTGAGCCTATTTTTGGAAACGCTCCACCACTACGCTCTGACACCATCTCTATCCATAGATCAGTTGCAGACTTGGCGAATGCTTCGTTAAAGTCGTCACCCTCGGTAAATACAGCAGCCTCTAGTTCTCCGCTTTCCTCCATAGTTATAGGCAAAGTACCCATCATATGCTCTTTCATGCCGAGGCGAATACGTCCGCCTGGAAGGAAATCATCTGTTGCCCAAGCCCCAACTTCCTTTATTCCTTCATTAAAAGTTGTCTGCATTGTCGCGCCAGCTATGGCAGCAGCTGATTTAGCCCCAAATTTTAATGTTCCATCTAACATTTTATGCTTCGCTAGATATTTAGCGGTCTTATCTCTAGCCTCTTTACCAAGCGCTTTCTTAATCATTACCTTACCTGCCGTGAGGGTAGCCTTTTTACCAGCACTATATACTCCACCAGTAAGTCCAATCTCACCAGCAAACGCTGGAAGCTCACCAAGCACAGTTCCTACTTTATATCCAAAGCTTTTTTCAGACTGATTTGCCTGCTGATACTCATACAGCTTTAGCATATCTTCTCGGCTTGGCTCTATACCGTCCTCTGTGGCCTTATCTACACGCCCCATTATACTTGTAATATCTATTATTTCTTTTACATCGCTTGAGGTATTTAAGAATGGAACCAGTCTGACTGGGTCGTTTGCATACTTAGAAACTGCGTCAAAGAATGTTTTCTCCCTTTGAGCCTCAGCTATTCTATCCTCCCACTTTTCATCTTCGGAACGAACATCAATAGGAGCTATTCCAGAGGATTCAGCAACAGCAGTGGTATCAAGATTAATTTTACTAGCTATGTCATCTAAGGTTGGATTATTCCCCTGTAATGCCCCTGTCGCTAGACTGTCTACGGATTGGCTTCTAAGATCGGTCTGATAGGCCTCCATAAATCTATTATACGAAGACCATTGCTTTGGCCCCCTATAGTCATGTATAAATTTTGCTATAGGCCGAGAATATACTTCATCTTTAACTATCTCAAGCCTGCTTGAGTCGCTTACACTATCCCAGGTTGGAATTTGCTCTCGCATATAATTATGTACCATTGCGTAGACAGGGTCTAATGTGCCATCTTTTTGCTCATTCCATGGCTTTATTCCATTGTTTTTAGGGTCTTTTTTCCCTGATGTTGGGAATTGATTGATCCAACGCTCATTTATTCCATGAAGTGACACATCCATAGTCTCATCATCATTAACTTTGACAGAATCTTTATTCCCGCTTGACTCGGCAAATATCATATATTTTTCGACTTCGTCAAATGTAGGGTTTTCAGGAACACGAGCAGCCTCTACTTCCGCAGCTTTACGCTCAGCCTCTTTAATTCTATTTTCTTCTTCCAGGCGTAGACGTTCTTCTTTTTCTTTCTGCTCCCTTAATTGTTGATCAATTAAAAACTGATCAAAAGGGCTTAAAGTATCGACCTCTGTCTGTGGGCTATATTGGTTTAAAAAATCTTCGTACGACATTATCTGCTCAGTATATTAGTAAATTGCTGTATACCTTCCCGCCTCTTCTGCGGATCCATAGTTGGCAATTGCTTTAAAAAGTCAATATAGGCTTGATGGAGCTGCTCTTTAGGCGCACCTGTTGCGTCTGACGGCTCATAAGTATTAATCTGCGTTAACAAAGTATCTGGGTTTGAATTATAAGTATTAAAGTCTTGCATTATCTGTATTGCCTGATCATTAGGAACCTGCATTTGAGTTAATATTCCACTTGTCTGAGTTACTTTTCCTGGTAGCGATATTTGCCTTTTTAGCATTTCTTTCATGCCCTGATTATAGTTAGTATAAGCGGCTGAATATTGATGTATAGTAGATCTATCTATACCATATTCCGTCCCCTGCTGATAGGCAACTTCTGTTGCGAGAAAATCTCCCGTTCCTGCCAGCTCCATAGATAATCCTAATGGGTACTCTGAACCCTTCATTCTATTGTCTATGCCTTCGTATAGATCCTTATTATACACGACAGATTTGATTAACTCTTCATTTGTCATTTTCAAGTGAGTCTTGCCGCCTAATAAATTATTTTGAGCATCTTTAATTGATTGCCTATCTGATATTTCTCCTTTTTCAGCCTTACCCCTGCCAGTACCAGTACCAGTTCCAGAGTCCCATCCTGATTTAAATGCGATAGCCTCTGGTCTGACCATTATAATATCTGGCTTGCCTCCTGTGCCGAAATCCATTTCCATTCCTTGTTCGCCTTCAGCAACTGAATAGTTGTCAGTTATATATTTCTTGATTGCGTTCTGACCCTCTTCGTAGGAGAGTCCCGCTATCTTATCCTGATTAGCGGCTTCGTAATAGTCTATCATAGCACCCTTTTGATCCTTTTTAGTCATAGAGCCTTTACGCCATGCTTGACCTATCTTAGCTTCCTCGTTCAGCGTCTTCATGTAAGAAAGATTATTTTCCAGTTCCCTTATCGCATCACGATGCATACTATCCGCATCTTGTATATCGCTTAGTTTTCTAATATCATTCTTTTCAAACATTTCTGCAGCCTCTCCCACATTAGCACCGTCGCTTTTGCCAGCGTTAACTAGATCTCTAAGTCCGAGCTCATTAACGGCCGTAGTCTGAGCGTCTAATTGGACTAATAGCCCTTTACGCTTTAACTTTAATGCGTCCAAGTCATCTGACTGCATTTTCCAGGACTGCTTAGCCATTAACATGTTCATTTCATGGTCTTGTTGTTGAGACATCATCTTGGCCTTACTCGGCTCAAACAGTTGTCCGAGCTGTTGGGTTAACATTGCTATTCCTCGCCAATCATAATCTGGATATCTTCCTGCCATAATTTATTCCTTTATCTTTGTCCGCCTGGTATGTATGGTTTGTATGGGTCTTTAGGCTTGCTTCCGCCACCTGTTTCCCATGGCATTTTCATATTTGGATTATATAGTTCTAGTCCCTCGGTAGGTTCATACCCATATTCATCTATTGATGCCTGAAATGCCCCTTTAACAGCCGATGTATCGTATACGGTTGATCCTGCTACAAATCCCAGCTCATCGGCCCTATCTTCATATCCCCCAGCTTCTGTAAAGGGATCCCATGATTCCATTCCCTCTATGCCTTTTGTGTTTTCGATAAGCGACTGAATATTGAACTGAATCGTGCTTAATGCCCCCTCAGCCTCTGACGTAATATCTGCATATGGTGCTAAAACTGCATCTTCCCCAATCCCATAGGATTTCAATAATTCCTGATAGTCCGTTGTTTTTGCTTCCCATGGATCATCTAAATCTTCACCAGCCTCTTCGCGTGTTTTCAAATAATCACCAAGAAGCCCTTCTTTGCCTATTGTCAGCTCTGTCTTTGTCTCTTCATAGCCCTCTGTTATATCTTCTCTGCCCTCAGTAAAGACCTCATCAATATCTCTTGCCGCTTCACCAATTTCTTCTGCTAATACATCTCTAGCTGTTTGACCAACTCCAGTTGAGGCAAATCCAGCCGCTCCTATTTTGGCCTCAGCTGCTCTAATTTCTCCCCCCGCCTCTTCTCTTAAAGCTTCTAACCCTGCTTCCCTCGTTGTGACTGTTGTCTCCAGGCCCTCTTCTTTTTCCTTTAGTGCCGTGCGCATACCAGCCGTAAAGGTTCCCTCACTAATTACTTCTCCCGTTATAGGATCAATAACCTGCTCGCCTGTCAATGCCTCTACATCTTCTTCGTATTCTGTTCCAGCTCTGCCAATTTGTTTTTCGTATTCTTCAAACGCAGACGTTACATCGCCTTCGGCAGATTCAAGAACCTGTGTGGCAGCTATTACGTCACGTTGATAATCATTTATCTCAGTCCCAGTTATTTCTTCCCAGTTTTCTATGTAACCTTCTAGGGCCTGTTCGGCTAATCGTGTTTCGTAACTCTTACTCTCTTCGTCCGACCAATATGTCTCATCTTTTTTAAGCCATGTGCCTGATTCCTCATCTTTAAGATACAGATCTTTTTCTTCATCGCTAAGTGCGCCATAGTCTCCCTCAGACAAGCCTTCATCTTCCGAGGTATATGTATATGCTAGGTTACCCGTTGGATTTTCTTTTTCATTTAAATAATTTTGATTTGTAGTAGGATCATCAAAAGGATCATTACCATTAAAGTGCCCTCCCCACCAAGATTGCCAAGCCATTTTATCTGCATGAGCATCCCCAGATATAGTGCTTGCCTCACTAACGAGCCTTTTGAAGCGCGCGCGTGCATTACTATCATCTAGATTCTCTGTTTGCGTACTACCATACCGTACCCATTCCCCGCCAGCTTTTCTTCTGTATAATTTTGCGGTTCTTATATTTCCCGTCCAGCCAGCATGCTCTTCAACATCTTGTTTATATTCATATCCAGCATCATCCCATAAATGATCTCCCCAGTCATTTGACCATTTACACAGCGCCATCTCACCACTATAATCAAAAGACTCAGAAGATACTTCGACTAATTTGCCCTTCTTATCATCCCACTGAAAATTGACTTCTGTATATATTCTCATAATCTATCTCCCATAACTTCTTTGACCTCTAATTGACTGCAAATACTTGGCAGCATTAAACTTTGGTTTTTTTGGTTTATCAGGCTCTCCACCACCGCCAAACAAGCCTTCCAACATTAACCCAGCGCTAGATATAGCTGAGCCAGCTGTTCCGATCCCATATAGTACCGCTCCTATTGGAGAACCTACCCCTGTCAACATCATACCAGTTCCAGCTGTTTGAAGCACTCCAGAGGCAGAACCCATACCATGAAGAATAGCCTCATCATAATCTTTTTCCTTCCAAGATTCGCCAGTCTCTTTAGCCTCAGTCACAGCTGTATATGCACCTATAGCACCACCAGCTACTGCACCAACTGCTTGCTTACCGCCAAGCTTAACACCCTCTTGGAGGCCTTTTCCTTTTATAAATTGAGTAGCGGCCTTACTGCCTATCTGGGATGCAGTCTCTTGACCAGCTCTTTTTGCCGCCATATCTGCCAACATTTTAGTGGCTTGAGTGCCCGCTATTGCCTTGTCTGCACCGCTAGCCTCTTCACTTGTTAATGTTTCTCCAATACCTTGCATAGTTTTTAATGTTTGAAGAGCTTCTAATGCTTTTCCTACATATTTACCGCCTGGCTTAGCATCTGGAGCCTCTACATCAGGCATATCTGACATACCAGCGCTTGCTCTAAGCTGTTCTGGTAGCACTTCGTCTGAGCCTTTAACCTTTGGAGCTTTTAATTTTTCTAGGCCTCCTAATGCTTTTTCTAATTTTGGATCGGCTGACACTTCTGGAGTAATGCCTGGAGTGGTTTCTAGTTCCCTTAAGGCTTGCAATTTCTGATCTTCAGCTGCACCTTGTATTTTAGCATAATCTGGCTGTGGCGCAGGCGAAGGCAAATCATCCACCTCAATCATTTCCTCAGTTAATGATATCTCTGATGCTTTAAACTCCTTATAGCCTTCTGTTTCTTCTAGTGAGCCTTTAGGGGTTAATCTTTTTATATTCTCGCCTGTACCAATATCTCCTATTACTTCTTTAAATGATCTGTCTTCTTTAGGTTTATATTTTTTAAATGACTTAAGTCCTCCTAAAATATTCTCATCCTCTTTATATTTAATATCTAAAAGCTTCCCCTGTCTCCATTCGTATAAATCTTTACCCATGCCTGCAATTGAAAGGCCAGCAGATATATCTCCATAAAGTTTCTGCTTCTTTTGAAATGCCGCCCTATCTGCATCATCTTGCTCTTGCTCGCGTCGAGCATTCTTATTCATAAGATTTTGCATCTTAATACTATAAATTCTTGCTATCTGTTCATTTGTCATAATTTATTTCCTCTATTTAGCCTGGTGCGTCTCCACCTGATCCTGGGTCTAAAACATGTCCACCACTACCACCGCCACTAGACGATGTATCCTGCCATGCAAAGAATGATACTCCATCTAATGAAGTTTTATTTGCGTGTGCACCGCTAATAGCATTTATCACACCTTCATTTGTAATTCTGTAAACAACATTTCCGCCAGTTGAATTTGCATGAACCCCTGGGACATAAACAGTTTTTGCTGGCCTAAAACCAGGGGGCAATGTTGTTATAGTATTAGTCACGGTACTGCTATTATCAAAAAGACCACGCAAATGAACAAATCCATTTGGATCCCTAGTATATTGAGGAATTATACCATCAGTATCGTGAGATATATTGGCTGCTAAGATCATATCTCTCCATTCTATAATATCTGGCGCTACCATTGAGTTAAGGTCAACCCAACCACTGGCCGTCTTCACATAAGCTCTGAAGCCTTTATTTCCAATAGTTCTAATCGTTATGTCTCCAATAGTCCCCTCTCCACTTCTTGGAGAATTAGAGCCCATTGTTACCTTGGTGCCCTTTAGATGCTGGAGCCTTTGCTCCCTGTTAGATGATCTTGTCTGACCAACAACCACTCCTGAGCTTGCAAATTTACCCATTATCTAACCCCCAGGGGTCTATATACGAATGATATATTATATAGTTGAAAATATGAAGTATACACATAGTCTGCATCTGGAGCATGTAGTTTTAACTTAAATGAATATGCATTACTCACTGGAGTGGTTGGAACTAATTCTACAGTCCTTATATTTGGAGATGCCAATGATCCTCCTGTGCTTAGGAATCCATTTGCATTAGTATAATAAGTAGATCCACTATTTGCTTCTACTAAACTTTCCTCAGTAAATGTTACACCAGTTACATGCCTATATTGAATATCTGCTTCTATCTTAGTATTGGCAGCTGCTGCATAAGTTACATACACACTGCGTAGTTTCTTTTTAACGCCTGGAGCGCCTAAATTAAAATCTTTTGTTAACAATAATAAGTTGCCAGAAGTAACATTTGCTGATGAATATCGATATTTAAAAAAATCTGGAGTATTTGAGGAGTTTGTGCCAGCAGCAAATACCAAATTATTATCTGGAGTCCAAATCATATTAGTCTTATAGTCTGCATCAGCGCTAAACTCTTGAGAGTATGTCCAAGAACCATTTTTAAAGTCATGTATCCATGCTTCTGCCTCAAAAGAAGACGATATATTAGATGCTACATTAACTATAAGCCATTTATTATCTGGATGGTATCCAATAGTGGGTATATCAGACTCTATAATATTGAGCGCGCGAGGTCTATGTGGCGCTGCTGTATTAGTCATCTGCAGTTTATTTAATGTAAGGTCTGTTATTTCTTGGCCATCGTATAAGAATACGCCATGTGAATTAACCCAAGCCACTCCATATTCTGTCATGCATGTTTGAGATGGATTTTCTACGCCCATATTTTTATGTTGAGACTCTAAAAACTCATCACCAAGACCGCCACCAGCATTGATAATATATAATGTTCTCTTTTTAAATTGCAGTATTCTATCTGCATAAGCCTCAAGCTTAACTATCTCGTCCCCATCTCCTTTTGTCACATCAATAATATAATCACCATATTCTGGTAATATATCAAACTTATTAACTGGTGAAGATATCATACGGTCTCCATCTGCCTTACCACTTTGATATACATTCGCAACAAACAAGCGCCTGTTAGATACGACTGCCGTCTTATATCTGGCATGAGTATTTACATTAGGAGGATACCCATTATTTAGTTCATATGAAAATGCCTTTGGTGGATCTGGGAATATAAAAGCTTGAAGAGTCCCTGAATTATCTATTCTTGAGGCAGGCGCTTTCCCAGCATCATGCGGACATGATACGGATATGTCTTCAACACTTTCCACCCAAGATGTAAAGCTTTCTGCATCTGCTTTCTTACAGCCCTGCTCAAAATCTATCTCAAGAAGTTGAAATAATATACCTGGATCATTAGTGGTATCTTCATAATAAAGCCTAGCACCAGTAACGCGCTTATTGAGCCTATAGCCACCTTCGGCATCGTCATCATATTCAACACCAATCCATACAGCGAGTTGTGTTGCAGCTGGTATTGTTAAAGTTGAAGTATACTTATGGGGCTGAGACTCTTGCTTTACATCATCATACAATGCAGTTATATAAAGATTTACAGTAGCACCATCCCATGTTGCATCATCATTCGAGGTTGCCTCATACCAGCCAACATTTACCACTCCAGCCTCTCCGCCATCATTAGGTGCAGTAGCACCTTCATTATGCCACGCAACTAAAAATGGCCATATCGTATGATCAGTAACATTACCGTGATCAATAGCAGCATTATGTAATACTGGAGGTCTTGGATTGGAATATGTAGAATACCAGCTTATAAATGTTCCTGTTGTTGTTAGGGCGGCAAAATTTCTACGTATTACCACTCCACGCCATCTAGTTTCCAGCACAGAATAAACAGTTTGATTGTCAGGCAATCCAGATGTAAATGTACCAGTCATATTTCTTGCAACGTGTATCGTATCGTCACCACCTGCGTCTACAACCCGAAGGACGATCATTTCCTGCCCTGATATTACAATAGTATCCCCAGCAGTCATATAACCTGAGGCAGTCCCCGCGTCTGTAGTAATAGTATGGTAGTCACCATAAACTGTCTTAGGAGCTATTACCTCATCTGTTTGTTCTCCATTATCATTAGCTGTAAAATTCCCTGGAGAAACACGAAGTGCTCCATCTGCTATAAAAAAGCATGGCTTAACACTGCCTGCAAATGATGCATCTGAGGCTACTGTTCCTAGATTGAATGCTGGAGCAGTAGTTCCCGTTATCCATGCATCACCATCATCATCATAGGTATCAAATGTAACTCCATCCATCAATACTAGATAATTTGTTGTATTGAGATCGCCATCTTTATCATAATCATGCGAAAAAGAGAATATACCATAGCCAGATTCTATCGTTATTTGATCAGACCCATTTGCCGCAGATGGAGTATATGCCCCTTTCATATCACCGAGCACAATTACTGTGCCAGGTTCAGGCTTAAAGCCTTGACATTGAGATAATTCATTATCAGCGATGTCGAACGGATCGACGTATCCGTTAACACCACCGCTGAAATCGTTTATTGTGAAGGTTTGCTTAGGCATTTAAGTCATTAAGAACCTTCTTAACTTTTGCCCATGCTTCGTCGTCCTTCTTACTTTTTGTAACCTTAACGGCAATATCGCCAACTTTCATTAAGATTGGAATAAGACCGTGCTTCTTTACATACTTAGCTATTGCTATTTTTAACATTCATTTCCCCACTATTTTATAGAGTGATTTTTTGATTGATGTCCAAATGAGGTCATCCCACTCAGACGGTGAAAGTGCAACTGCCTTGTCGATTGCCATTATTGCTATTACAACGTATTCCCAGTTATTCATTAAAAAATCCATGATTTTCTCCTTATAGTAATTTATTAATTGTTTTTAAAACTTCTACTTCCTTTGTTTCATCAAATTGGTGATAATTTCACCATATAACCTAGTAAGTTCATCCACCCTCTTAATAATACTCTCTATCTTGCCTTTCCAAGATACAGGCGGGTGTGAGTCTTTTTCTAATTTTTCAATTCTCTTAAGTAAGTCATTTTTTCCCATTTCTAAATAACTTTATCATTATATCCTTTATCACATTCATGCCAGTCATCGTCTTCTTCACCTCGTCCTTAGCTTCTCTATTGCTATCTATCAGTTTCACTACAATATTGTATAGATTTTTTATGTCCGCAGTTACGTCTTTGGTAATAAACTTGATTAGATACATTAGCGCATACCCAAGGCCGATAGCTACTGCAACTGGTATTCCCAGAGTCTCTATTATGCCAAAAATGTCCATTTAGTTTGTCCACGTTTTGATCTCATTTTCTCCAAATTCTATCGTAACCCAACCTGCGCGTACAATTGGGTAAAAACTATACCGCGCATAGTCAGCGTACTTCAAAAAACTTCCACCCCGACAATACCATCTTCTGTGTAACCTTTCTTCGTCTCCATCAACCATAACACTGTCAAGTGGCTTTGCATACAGCTGGTGGTTATGTCCAAGTATAAAAACATCTCCATCACTATAGACTGCCGCCATCTTATCTAGTTCCAAATCTCCATTTTTTCCGCCACTTTTCCCATGACCTGATACCATGTACCATTTCCTGTCTTTTATCTGTATTTCGCTATAGCCAGGCATCCTAAAGTATGGAACCATCAGTCTATCCGCCAAGAGCTTGCACACATCAACACCTAAAAGATTGACACTTCTAGTCATATCGTGATTACCACCCCTAATAAATAATAACTTATCTGCAATCTTTTCAATTCTTTTTATAAATGTGAGGTGCTGCTCATCTGGCTCCATCACTTGACCTCTCTGGGATATCTTATAATTAGGAGGTATAAACTCTATATTGTCGCCATTTAAGAACCATCTTGCATCTGGATCAGAGTCTACCTCCTCTATAAGCTCATTAAATTTAGTATAATGATGCTCTTTTGCGCCATGATGAACGTCCGTAGCACAATGGATCTTAATAGCCTTATCATACGACACCTTGAGAACCTTGCCTGGTTCGATATCCATACATGGCTCATTAGTAACTAAGCTCTCATTAGGAGCATAAAATATCTTTCCGCATGACTTGCATTTATACTTGTCATTAGTCGTGCTGTTTTTTGCCAGCTCGGTTATACCACTTATGCAATAAGGGCATATCATTTTATATCCTTCTTTATTCTAACTAGAATATGGATAAATGTTGCCATCCCAATCAGTACCCTAATTATCTCTGGGAGCCTATCCCAAAGTGTAATTAGTATTCCCAGCGTACCCTCTAAAGCTGCCCCTATCGGAGATTTTAACACAGTTCTTAACGTATCCATTATCCATTCGCCTTAATAAAATGCTCTACAGTTCCACGTCCCTGTTCGCTATTATATACTCTTTTCCAATATTTTGCTTGAGCCTCCATATCATCCATGCCTGGAAGCGCATATTTGTCACGCCTATATTTTAAGCGGCAAAATGCAACCTGTAATGACATATTTGACATGAGCCTCATTTCTGCATCCTTCTCGTCATATCCTAAACCATATATCTTAGCTTTAAGCTCAGGCCTATAATTTATATAATTATCTATTGTATCAAACATGGTAAAAGGCTCTACTTGCCAGAACCCAATAGCTGGGTTCTTACCATAGCCCTCTAGTGCCCTATAACCAGACTCAGCCATTCCAGTTTTATATATCAAATCCCTAGCATCCTCAGAATCCATATGTAGATACTCAAGTGTCCATCTAATAATCTTTTTTATTGATTTTTCCATTAAAAGTTTGCTCCAAAAAATACTGCGTTATCTGTTACTGCTGCTCCAGAGGTGGTTGTTGTTAATATTGGTCTTAATGATGCTGGTGCTTCTGAAAACTCAAGCCGTATTTTTGTGTATGGGTTTCCTGAATCTGCTAAAAGTGGAGTATTACCTAAATAATCAAAATAGTGACCAACCATTGCACAAATAAATTTACCACTACCTATTGCACTATTAATCGCAGTTATAGCAGCAGCATTCAAAGTTATAGTTTGAACACCAAGAGTTGTACTTATTGCAGTATTTGATGAATAAGCTGTTCCCCAAGTAGTTCCACTACTATACACATTACCATAGTCAGCATTACTCCCAGCTAAAGCTGTTGCAGCTACCATAATAACTTCATCTTCAGTTCCTGTACCAACACCCATGTGATCCATTCTTGATTTAAAAGTAGCAGAAGTAGCTGTTCCTGATTCTCCACTTAAATCAAATTCATAAAAACTTCTTGCATTATAATATGTATCAACACCCCTTCCAGCCATTCGTATATTATATACACCAAAACTATAATATGAAGTTGTAAATTTACTACCAGTCCCAGTTGTAGTTTCATCCCCCTGTGTAGCTACCCAACCACTAGCAAATGGCACAGCATTTCTTGCCCAGCCATCAGAACTGTCAGCAGTTGTTGTAATAGTAGGCATTATGCTTCTACCTTTGGCATATAATAATTACTTTTCATTGTTGTATAAATATTTTCATCAGGAGAAATACTTACTGTTTCATAACTAACAGAATCAAATAAGTATGGATTATGTTCATTTTCTTCATTGTTCCAATATGTTATCCTTGCTCCATCTTTTGCTTTAGATAAAGCAAATGATTTAAACCTATCTAAATTTAAGTCCCCATAAGTATCAAGAAATATACCATCATAAGTTCCAAGCTCTACACTATTCCAATTGCCTTCAATGACTGTAACATTAGATTTGCCTACTGCCCATATTTTTAACTTCTCAATTACTTGTGGATGTATCTCTACTATTGTATGAGAATTAACTCCTTGTGCTTGTATATAGTCTGAACAAATACCCATACCAAATCCTATCTCTAAAATATCTCCTTTGCTTTGACAAATATATTCTGCACTTTTCTCCATTATTGGAGCTTCCCATGACATCATTACTTCTCCATCATCTTCAGTTAAAATCTTATCATCTTCAAAAGTTAATATAGTATCTTTAAATGCCATTAAGAGCTTGCCTCAAAATCTAAACTCATTACTCCGTAAGCTATATGCTGAGTATTGTCCCAATATATAGAAAGTATATCAACTCCATTTCCAGTAGTAGTTAAAGTCGGGCTTGTGCCACCATTGGGAAAATAAAGAGTAGATGCATTTCCAACTGCTTGGTCATAAGTTTCATAATTAGTTATAGTTCGACTACCTGTTCCATCCTGTTTTATTACTAAAACACAATTACAAGAAACATCAGGGAAAACAAGTCTTAAATTTGTTATATTGCCACCATCAAGTAATAGTTCAGCCTTTTGTCCTTCTGCCGCAAAACGCACATAAGTAGTTGTTGCATTATAGGTTGGTTGAAAGGCTGTAAATCCTGCACATGAAGTACCGAACTGAACTGTATTACCATTAGAACCTGCTTCTGCTAGTATCATTACAATATCATCACCTACAACGTATCTTACAGTATCAATAGCACTTTCATAAATATAGGTATCACCACCACCATCAAGATATAGCTTCTTTGTAGCAGCTAGCTTAGTGTCTTGTACAAGATTATGTTTATTTGGACTGACTTTATTAGAAGCCATTATGTAAAATAGGTGTATCTCACACCTTCTCCGCTTACAGTTGAATCAATATAAATTAAGTTTAAGTTTACCATTTCTAAAGAATATGTATCGCCAGCATACAATATAACGCCAGTACCAGTAGCCTCAGTTGCATCTACTCCTGTAAAGCCTACCGCTATAAGTCCTGTATTATCCGTTTGAGCCTGTATATCTATCTTTTTACATGCAACATCACCACCAAGCACTACATCAGTACCAGCGGATGATACAGTTGTAACGCCATCTGCCCCACCAGTAATAGCGTGAGCAACCTTTATTACTCCATTAGCATCAACTTGGAATGGGGCAACATCTCCATCTGTAACGCTCTGCATTGAAGACTGATATAAGCCACCAACAAGTAAATGTTTACTTGTGCTATCAGTCCAATCAGCATCATCTACATATTGTGCACCACTTAGATTTGATAAAAAGCCTTGTGTATTATTAGTATCAGAATCTATGCCAGTAAGCAAGGTTTCAATAGATGCTAAATTAATAACCATAGCATCTAGTACAGCATTATCTGTAGTGCCAAGATTTGCAGTAACTGTTCCATCTACAGTTATTGTATTACCACCATCATCAATACTAATAACTCCAGTTGAATCATTAGCAAGAGTCACTCTTAATGCTCCAGATTCAACTCCACCACCAGTTGGAGCATCTGAACCAGCAAGATTAAGATTTACATTTGCATAGTTACTATCATCCCAATCATCAAGAATCTGCACTGCTGTCTTAATTGCATCGGTATCCGAATCAATTGTAATTAGTAATGCTTCAATAGCTGCTTGGTCTGTTTCAATAGCTGTTAATGTAGTCTCTAATGTATCTATAATTGTATCTAACTGACCACCATCAGCAATATCTACATATAATGCACCAGAAGCATTTACTTGTAGTGGAGCATGGTCATGGTCAACTGATACAAGAGTTGCAAGAGTATCATTTCTAACTCCAGTAGCCATAAATCCACCATCACCTTCTGCATATTCACCACCTGTAGTTGTTGAAGCATGAGCTACAACCTGTGATGTACTGGATGTATATGTTTGTATGTTAGGTAGTATTGCTAGACTATTAAATATACTTCTTAGTTTTGCATGAATAGAACCAGTAGATGATGCACCATCATCATGTGCCCCAAATTGATAATCATCACTTGCAAGTGTAACACGAAGAGTTTGTGCACCATATGTCCCTAAGCCAGTATCAGCTGCTGTACCTCCAAGTAATAGAGATACATCACCAATATCTATTGTGGGAGTGGCTGATAGGTATGCATTTACATCCAGACGATTACTTGTGACTGTTGCTGCCTCGCCATCAGCATCTACAATAATTCTACTTGTGCCCGATCCTACATTAGCCATCAAAAGCCTCCTTGAGACCTGCCATTTCTATATTTTCTATTTTCTTTTTAAGCTTAACCCTTGCAATCTCTTCAAAAAAACCAACCTTCCATCTTTTGGCCGCTTCTTGCTGTCTATCAATTTCTTTTTTGGAGCGCTCTATTTGATCATCAGCCAATTCTTTTGCTTTCATAAGCATATGTTCTGCTTTTCTGCATTTAACTTCCCATTCTATAAACTCCTGCTCCTTCTTGCCTATTAATGAATCCATAACTTCGTCTTCTTGCGCTTTATCTTTTAAAGCTTCTTCTAAAGAGATAAATTTTGTATTGAGCTCAGCTATTTTGATAGCATACTCACCATCAACTGCTTTTAAGGCCTTCTGCTTAATCTCAGTCTCCGCATCAAGTGTAGAAAGTAATTCTCTATGTACTTCTTTCTTCGCAGTAGATTCTGCCCGTAATTTCGATAACTCTTTTTTAATGCCATCAGCCTCACTTTTTATTTTCTTCAATTCTTCTGACTCTTCTTTCTTATCAGACTTTAATAGCTTGAGCTCTCCCTTAATAGAAGATACAATAGCTAGGTCATCATTCATCTTAACGACCTTCTTATCTAATATCTTTGATTCTTTAGTTAAATTGTTTAACTCTGACTGAGCAATGTCTTTATCGGCAAGTGCTTCAGTGAGCTGCTTTTTGAGCTTAGACAGCTTGACACGCTCTTTACTGGCTTCTTTTTTAGTTCCGATTGCATCGCTTTTGGCAGATCCTATTTCAGATGCTATTGATTTAAGCTCTTTATTGTGGACGCTTACTTCCTTTCCAATGGACGAAAGAGACTTTTTCTTATCAACTATATCCTGCTCTAACCTTTTATTAACTCTTTTGAATCTATCATTGGCAGCTCTAATAGCCTTCTTAATATCATCCTTACTGACAGGGATTCTGCGCTTCTTTGTTCCAAATATTGACATTATATCCTCCTTAATGGAATGATATTAAGCCTAGCTCTTCACTAGCGGTAGTATCTCCATCAGGTATTGTTATTTTAAAGCTTGTAATAGTTAAGCCTGATAGTGTGAATGGTAAATTTGAACCATCTACAATAATAACCTTATTGGCATCTGTTTCTCCATTTAAAGTAATAGATATACTATCGGCAGCCTCTAGTAGTCCACCCTTATCGTAAAGAATAACCTTTTTTGCTGGATCAGCTGATGTTATATAAGTTGCAGTAACGCCTGGATCATCTATTGCATCACCACTAACATCTATTGCCTGAAAGTTCCATGATGTAAAGGCTTCATAATTTGTAGCCTCTTGTACTGTAAAGGCGTGTAAGCCCGATGTTCTTGCCATTTTAACCTCCTGCCCTAAGCCATGACTGGCGTGAATGGGCTGTTATTTGATTGCTGTTTCGTCTGTTCCTATCCTTCGAGCTCCCCATATTTTTGAGCTCTCATTTCTTTCTAGTAAGCGCTTGAACTCGCGCATATTATATTCTTTTTGCTCTAATTCACCCCTATCCTCAGCGATCTTGGCTTTTACATAATACACCAAGGCTTTAGCTAAGTATTCTGGGAGATCTATCGTATCTGACTCATCTTGTAGCGCTGATACATTATAGTATAATTCTGGAGCTTCTTCAAATGCTTTTTGCACACTAGCACTGCCACTAAATCGTGTATAAAGGGTGATATATCCTACACCAGCTGCTTTAACTTTATGTAGTCCATTCCATCTCCCAGCTTTCTTTAGCACTATATAGCTTCCATCACTTAAACTTTCAGGAGAGGCGGAGTAGTCATCATCTCCTTGATCTATAATTTTAAGCAATCCATCAAGCGATACATATGTATCTATAGCGGTATTCTTGTCATCAGTCTCATCAATGCTATATCTAGGACTATAAGCATACTCTATCTCTATACCATCTGCAATTGCTTCAGTTGGACTTTTCCACAACACATCACCCCTAGCCCCTACTGAATTTAATCCTGGTTGAGATAAGGTTTGACCGCTACCAAGCGTATAATCGTGCTGAACAACAGCAAGCTGCCTCCCCCTTATGTAATAAGCATAATATTTACTAGATGCCATCTGCGTCCTCCGTTGCTGGTGGGTTTATAGCTCTTGGTACACTTCTATACTCATCTGCCGCATTACCATGATTTTTACATCTAATGTCGATAACTTTAATCATGTCATTTGGAAAATCATAGAATCTTTGATTCTCAGCAATATCAATACGTTCAGTAGTGACATGAGTCTCTGCCATCATATTCATCTCATCCAATCCATCCTTAATATACGCAATGGCACGACCTGTTTGAGTCATGCCAACACGTTCCATAAGTTCTTTAACCTTCAACTACTTCTCCATTACTGCTATTATCCTTCTCCTTTTCTACCATCTCTTCAATTTCCTCTTTTGGAATCAGTTGTAGTAGTACTTCTAGAGCTCCTTGAGCCTTAGTTGCCATCGTCTGATGATGATTAGCTTGCCTCTGATGTTCATTAAGTTGAGTCTGTAAGGTCTGAGCTATTTCTTTCAGCTCCTCTACTGACTTGCCTTGTGTTTCTACTTCTTTTGCTTTCGCCATTATTACTCTCCTTGTTTGTTATGCGTTTTCTAAGGCTGTTACCTTAGCTGATAATTCTTGTATTGCTTTTACTAACATTGGTACTAGTATTGAATATGAAAAAGATTGTTGGTCTTCATAACCATTTATGACTTCACTAGTAAGAACATCTTCATATTCTGCTTCCACAGCTTCAACTGCTTCTTCTTGAATATTCCCATCTCCATCCAATACTGCATCTTTAGCTTCTACTGCTGGAGTTACTTGAACCTTCTCTTCCTTATATTCCCTTCCATCAGAAACCTTAACAAGAGCGGGAAATACTTCCTTTGCTTCGTCAGCTATTACACCAATTTGCTTATGTCCATCGCCTATATCTTTAAAGTTAAAATTCACAATACGAAGTTTGTTTATATCATCAAGCTTAGGAGTACAATCTGTAATATTTTCCTTCATCCTAATATCAGATATTGCACCATAATCATTGTCAGTATTTTCACAATCTCCATCGGCTTGAACACGAAAAGTACCTGACCCAACAGCGTTAATCATATAATCACCACCATCTTGGTCAATTCTGAGACATACAGCATCATCTGCATCAACGTGGTCATTGATTATAGATACTATATTTCTACTTGAAGTACTGCTTGAATTACTATAAAAATAAGCTACTGATGTTGTTGTTGTTGTTGAATCTGCAACCATAAATTTTGCACCTGGGGTGGTGCTCCCAATACCGACATTGCCATCATATCTTATTGTCATATTTTGAACAGCAGTCGCAGAAGCATCTGGAGTTGTCCAAAATGACATATCAGACCTCATATCGCCATTGGCAGAATCAGTATTGGTAAGAACTTTTATTGCTGCTCCACTTTCAAAACTATCACCATCATATCCCTGAAAGACAATCTGACCTAATATGCAAGCGTTATCAACAGCACTAGCATGGCTTGCTTCACTACCTTCAGCGTGACGCAAAATTACAGTAGGTGCATGGGATTCTGTATCAGAATAAGAAGAAAGAACCAGGTGAGCTGCCCCATCTTTTGACAACTCTAATTGATAATCAGGTGAAGTAGTCCCAATACCGACATTGCCAGCTGATGTTACATTCAGATTAAGTGCACTTGCTCCAGCTGTTCCTCCAATATATGAAATATTATCGCCTGACCCATCATGTACTCCAACATAGCAATTATCATTATTATCTCTTATGTGTATATATGCACTAGCATCTGTAGATTGAAACTTTGCTAGACTTTCATCGCTACTATATATATGTAATGGTGTTGCTGGCGTAGTAGTCCCAATGCCGACTTTGCCACCTGATTCCTGTAGTATTAAATCATAACCAGAAGCTTTCATATCAATATGACCATCTAAGTCATTTGCCTGCCATAGGTGCATATAATCACTACCTTCACCATCGCCATTAGAAGCATCTAAAACTAATGCAGCTGTACCTGAAGATGTATTACCTATTAGCAATGATGAATTAGTACTAGAACTTGTAATAATTTTTGCTGGATTTGCAGCTCCTGAAGCAACATGCAATACTGCACTTGGTGAAGTAGTCCCAATACCGACATTGCCAGTATCCTCTATAACCATAGCTGTAGTATGAGAGTCATTTTCAATAGCCTCAAAAGCTAAATATTGCTGGGCATCATCTGCAATATAAACCATTCTCCAGCCATCATTGTTGCCATCCTTCATATCAAGAATACCCCTCATATCTGAACCTGATGTTGCTGATGAATCTATTAAAACTCTGGGAATTGTAGCATCTTGAATATGCAAATCGCATTCTGGTGAAGTAGTCCCAATACCGACATTGCCATCAGATTGTAAAGTTATTTTAGCATTAGCCATTGAATTTGTTGCTATTTTAAATTTATCAGAATCACTATCATCTACTCCCATCATATAATTTGTAGTACCACTTAGTTTAAATCTAATAACAGGGTCACTATCAGTCCCATGATTATCAATACCTAAAGCTGTCTCAGAGGCAGAGCTTTCAATTTCAAAGATAGTGGCTGGTGCATCAGTCCCAATGCCGACATTACCACTATCGTCAATACGCATTGCTTCTGAATGGCTTCCAATAAAAAATTGCAATTCATTATATGGACTAGAATTGGTTGCTGCTATTCCTGCCCTCTCACCAGAACCATCAGCATAGAAATTTAATTCACCACCTCTTTCTATATAAATATCACCACTACCTATATGAAGCGAGGCATCTGGATCAGCTTTCCCAATGCCGAGTCTATCTTGAGTTACATATAGTGCTGTTCTTACATCTGCTGCATCATCTTCTCCAAATACAAGCCTTTCAGATGATCCACTGCCACTTGCTAATGCTACTGGATTATTTGATCCAGCTTTAAGCAAAGTCTTATAAGTAGCTGCTATTGTTTTTCCTGTTAATGTTTCTGCCATTTCAGTATCTCCCTATTAAGGCGTTCTTGCTATTACGTATTCTATTGTTGTAGTGCTAGAAGCTGTTTGTACTTTAATATTGTCTGAGGACATACTATTTACCCTCATTGATACAGCTGCTTCAGGTGGGATAAGTATATCAAGGTTGTCATTTGATGCACTATCGTCATAATGGAGAGCCAACTTACATTCTACACTACCTAAATTCTTTACATATAAAAAGTCTACATTTACCGAATCAGTTCTAAGAGTAGATGAACTAGCTGTAACAGAAAATGCATTATCCCATACAGCAGAGGTAGCTTCCCAAAGATTATCTACTGCTTCCCATAAACTATCAATTGGACTTAAAAATGATACCCATTCATCCGTACCTTGATCTGATCTTATATCAACGCTACCTTTACCACCAAATCTCTTTGCAACTGTAGTATCGAGTTTATAGTCAGTATATGAAGCTGTGCCAACTGTTGAACCCTCTTCACGTGTTTCCTCAGTACTTGTGGTTGAATAACTCACTTGAGGTATTACATGCGTTCCCCATATTATCCTTCTATCATTTGGTGTTGCCATAATTTAAGTCCCTGTCATATAATCAACTGAGGCTGAACCTGAGTTGTTAGTTATTCTTACATAAGGTTGAGCACTACTATCTATTTTAGAGGCAAAACATTCTCCCTCTAAAAGCTTGATGGGTATTGTTGTATTATTGTCTAGAGAAATATGAACTGTTGCATCAGCAGAAATTGATGTAGCAGTTACAGCTATAAAATCTATAGTTGTCCCAATAGCCCCAGATGACGTTATTGTATTAGTTACAGTTGTATCACTTCCAAGTTCATATAGATTAGAACCTGCAAGCTTTCTTCCACAATCACCATCTAAGTAGTATCTACCGCCAGATGATACTTGCTCTTGTGGAGTACAATGTGCTTTATACAGTATTCGCTTTGCCAATATTACACACCACCATCATCTACAATAGCTGCTACTTGACAACTAACAGTTCCTGCATGAGTTGCATTTGGATAACCATAAGTGCCATCCATGGTAACAGAAATTGCATGAATAGATGCTAATGGAGTTGTATAAGTCTTTAAAACTACCATTTCACCTGACCCAATATAAATATTACCTGCACTATTATGAGCAGCACTTCCTGCGTCAAGCCTTATAGCAATACCATCAGTACTTGTGGTTGATGTGTTTTTAATAGCTATCCAAGCTACATCATCATCTGCTACAACCGTAGTAGCAGTAGAACCTAAATAATCCATATCTGCTATTAAGTCAGTTGAAGAATTGCTAACTGCGACTTCTGCAAAAAGCCATTTATCATTAGCGTCTTTAGGTTCATAACTGGAAGAGCCTCCCATTGATGATTTTATATCATCCATAAAAACAGATGCTGATAAACTTGCAGTTCCTTTATCTGCCATTTTTTATTCTCCTTATTATGCAGCCTCTTGGGCTGCTTGTTGTTGTGGAGCTGCAATCATAAATGTTTGATCATACTCCGTCTTTAATTGATTATACAGTAATTGATATTGCTGCATCTTTGTACTTTGTTCTTGTGTTTCTGCAGCTATTTCTGCTTGGTACTCTGCAGTTTCAGCCTGATACTTAGTTAGTAAAGCCTGATTGTTAGCTATTATAGCCTGCATAGTCTGAACATCTGACTGCAACTGAGAAGTATATGCTTGTACATCTTCATTAACTTGAGTAGCGTAATGCTGTGCTTCTGCTTGAAATTGAGCAACCTTTGAATTATTATTAGATATATCATCTTCTATTTGCTTTGCCCTATTGGCTAAGTCTAATGCTTGATCCTGAGCCTTATTAAACTGATCTATATTGGTAGTTTGGGTTGCTTCTTGTTGTGCATCTGCCGCATCTAATTGTGCTTGCGTTAAAGCTTTCTGCAGATCAGTATTGTGCTTTGCAAGTTCCGCCTGTATATTAGCTTGATATCTAACATTCTCTTTATTAAATTCATTTAGTTCATTCTGTATATCTAGTTGAAATACTTGCAGATTATCTGATTCTGTTTTAGCCCATGCCTGATAAACAGTATTAAGTTCAAGTTGGTATCGAGAAAATTTCTGTCCATATTCTTGGACATCCTTATTTACCTGTGCACTATATGCTCCTATCTCAGATTGATATTTCTGTAGCTTTTTAGATTCTTCCGCATCTTCTAGTTGAGCATCTTGTATATCTTTTTGCAATTTAGCTTGATACTCTGCATTTTCTTTATTATATTCGTTTAACTCGCTTTGAACATCTGCGCTATATTTCTGTAGATCAGTTGATCTTTCAGCTTGCCATACTTGAATATCTCCAGCTAAATTTTGTTGATACTCTTGAACTTCTGTATTTACTTCTGCCTGATATTGTTGAAGTTCTTGAGAATATCTTTGTAGTGTAAGTTGTTCGTTCTGCACATCAGCCTGAAAGGTTAAATCTCCCTCTTTCTGAGCGTCTTGAACATCAGCATTAAACTTTGCAAGAACAAGTTGAATATCCGCTTGATAGGCAGCACTCTCTTTATTAAACTCATTTAGTTCATTCTGTATGTCGGATTGGAATACTTGAATATTGTCAGATTCTGTTTTAGCCCAAGCGGTATAAGCAGTATTTAATTCTAATTGGTATTGTGATAATTTTTGTCCATACTCTTGTATCTGAGTATTAACTTCTGCTTGATATTTTGAGACTTCAGCTTGATACTTTTGAAGTTTAGATGCATACTCTTGGTTCTCTTTTTGAAGCTTTAAACTTGCTTCTTGTTGTGAATCTGTTGCATCTAATTGAGCCTGTTGTTGTGCTTTTTGAGCATTTATTTGTGCCTGCTGAATAGATTCCTGTAATTTAGCTTGATATGATGCGTTTTCTTTATTATACTCATTTAAAGCATCCTGCACCTTAGCTTGATATTCAGATACTTTTGATGGCGTTTGTGATAATAGTGCTTGAACCTCATTAGCATAACCCTGTGCGGTCTGTATAAATCCCTGCACTGCCTGCGATTTAGCAGCTGTAAAACCACCACGAGCAGAAACTTCCTGAGCATATCCATTAGCTTGGGCGATATATGCCTGAGCTTCCTGAATATAAGCGTTACCAGCTGTTAATCTCGACTGAGATTCTTGTCTTTTTACACCTGCCTGTGCTAGCCTTACATTAATCTCTGCTACATATCCATTTGCCAAGCCAATCCTAGCTTGAACCTCTGAAGCATAAGTTTGTGCAGTTGAATTAAATCCACTTGCTTGATTTGCATAATCTCCTGCCGTACCCATATATCCTTGAGCTGCTGATAATTTTCCTTGCCATGCAACAGCCTTAGCATTAATCCATCCAAACCTAGAACTAGCCTCAGATGAAAATGCATTAATCTCGGAAACAAGAGTTTGAACCATTGCATTCCATTCTGTTATATATGTTTGAGCTATTTGAAGATCAGCCTGCATTGCATTCATCGTTGTTTGCGCTGCTTGCATAAATGAAGCTGCAAGCTCTGTATCTTCATCTGTAACCTGATCATTAATATCTTTAAGATATTGAACTAAGTCAGAATCAGCTTCAGGAAAATCACCATTCACATAACTAATGGCTCTATCTAAATGCGTTTTTACATTTGTCATGGCTGAACTTCCAGTAGTATATGTAGACTCATCTCCAAAGAGGGCAGGGTCACTTCCATCAGCTCTAAATTTAGCAACTGCTGTTTGCATACCAGTTAAAGCTGTTTTAATGTCAGTGCTACCAGAGTCAGTTAACGCTAGAGCCTGTGCTAATGTTGTTGTCACGCCATCCACTTCTGCATTTGCAAGTGCTATTTCTGTAGCCATATTACCAAGAGCTGTTATCGCACTATCTGCTGATGTCCCAACCTTATCGCATATAGCCCTTGTATCATCTAATTCTATTACTATTTTAGCTGCTGCGTCATTAACAGCACTTTCGCTATCAACTTCTCCTTTAAGAAGAAGTGCAGAAGATTTATCAAATTCTGCACTTGCTTCAACTATAATATCATCAACCTTATCAAGCTCTCCATTCATAGCAGTAAGTGCTGTTGCAAAATCGCTACTGTTATCTGTTTGTGTTACAATTTCCGCAGCTTCTGCCTTTGCTAATCCTACTTCAGTAGTTATAGCAGCAAGAGCTATATTGAGAGCAGTATATTCATCTGGATATGCGGTTGCCCATGCAGTCCCGCTAATTGTTGCTGTCGGTGAAGTATATGACGGAGCAACGCCTAAATTAGTAAGTGTTGTAGACCCAACTGTCACAGCCCCTATTGTTGGAGTTGAGAAACTTGGTGCGGTTGGTGGAACTGGTGTCACAGAGGTAACTGTTAATACTCCAGGATCAGTCTCAGATAATCCACTTGTATAATCGGTAAATGCAACCTGCGTTGGATGCCCAGGCTTTGTATATGCTGGAGCTGACGTTGCTAATGATCCCTTGGCGACAGATGCTATAGCAACTCCTGCAACGCTAGGAGCTGACGGAGTATCTGGTGGAACTGCTGTAATTGATAAGTCTGAGATTGTTGGAGCTACCTTTAATGCTAATGAAGGTTTTGTATATGTAGGAGCAGTACCTGTTATTGTGACACTTGCCGCTGTGATAGTTGGAGTACTAGGAAGAACTGCTGTTACAGTAAGTTCGCCTGGATCGCTATCTCCAAAATCTCCAACTGTCCAATAGTCTGCAAATGCTACCTGCGCTGGATGTCCTGGCTTTGTATATGCTGGAACGTCCCCACTAATATCGGCCTTTGCTACTGTTGCTACGGTTATAGCTCCAACAGCAGTTGCACTAGCATCTGCATTTACTGCATCAGTATATGAAACTGTTGCAAGTGAAATGGCAGTTGGGGCAGTTGCCGAAATACTTAGAGAATTTGACTCACTAAAGCTAACTGTAGCCAAACTAGGTACATCTGGTGGAACAGAAGTAAGTAATATCACATTATTCCCCATGGTAGCCCTTAATGATTGAATGGCGGCATATATTGCCACTAAGTATTCATAATCTTTTGGAAAATTTTCTATCGCGCCTGCTTGATAATTATCTGTATTTATCAGGCCTGTATCGTAGTGCACCTGGGTTACAATAATATCATTGTTTCCAGAAGATGCCTCAGGCACACAGAGTATAAGCCCGCTTAACTCATAATAGCCAGGATTTGTCTTTGAGCGATAATTTAAGCTATCCGTATCTGTTGCATCGTATCTATCGCCTGGATCTATTTCTGCACACTTTCTTAAAATAGTCGTACTATCATGCTCTCTAACAACAGATAATATTTTTCCTGTTTTAGCTACTGAATCAGTTGCGTTTGTTGTTTTGGTAAATTTGGAAAGTTCTGCAGGCCGAGTCATAATCACTCTATTGACGACATCTATAACGCCATCTACTAAAAATGATGACAACTCTGTTTGAGTTGGGCTAGAGGAACCGCTGATTGAGATTCCTGTTAGTGCTTCTACTTGTGCTTCAAATGTTGCCAATTTTCTTCCTCTCTAAGGTTTGGTTTACCGTGAACGAGATGTAGGCTACCCCTACGAGGAGTCGAGATGAACACCTTGAGGGGCAGCCCTTATCTACTTTTTATTTAGCTACCTGCTACTTCAGCACCAGCAATGACATATACATACCAGTTAGTGCCATCACTAACTATATCATATTTGTCACCTATAATCATACCAGCACCTGGAGTAATAGTTGAATGGCCTGTTAGAGGCAAGACTGTTTCAGCAGCCGTACCACTACCATCTATAGCATGCCCATATATTTTACTAGCACCGCCAGTTAATATATGTTCGCTATCGTCACCAGATATTAATCTAACTGAATACCCAGCTTCTATATCACTCAATGTAGGGAGAGTAACTGTTACAGCTGCATCTTTTAATATAAAGGTTTTACCTGAATCGCCAACTTCTAAACTAAAACTAGCCGTTGCTGACTCAACGTAATTACCTTCCCATCCATAAGATGCGCCCATTTTTGCTCTAGCCATTATCTACCCCCTTACAGTTGTGCGTCACCAAATGGCGTTGCTACTGAAGAACCAACAGCTGCTATTTGACCACTCACTGCCCAACATTTAGCCGCTGAAGCGTCAAGGATCGCAACAACTTCAACTCTTGTTCCTGGTGCTCCACCTAATGTTGCACCATCTAAGGTAATAAAATCATTATTACCATCAGTTGCCGCACCATGGGCTATAGCCTTAGCTTCTGTTGTTGAAGCTCCGATTATACCACCCAAGAATCCATGATCATCAGTGTTTGACTGTATTACATGATCAGATGTAGCTAGGATAACACTTATAAAAGTGAAGCGTACTCCTAGATCAGGATCAGGCAATGTGAACTGAGAAGCTCCTGCAGTATCAAAAATGCAATATGCACCACTGTCTTCATTAGTTAATACAACAGTAGTCCCGCCATTTAAGATAACTTGCGCTTTGCCTCTGCCATAGAGAGCCATGTCACCATCGTTTTTATTTTGTCCATATAATGGATTTGCCATGATTAATCCCCCCTATTTCCAGACAGCATGAGATTCGGCCATTCCGAACTCCATACCAGCTTCAGTTAAGATTTGATCAACTCTACGATCAATACCACTATTTTCAAGTGTTTGCACACCCACATAAATACCAGTATCGCGGTTTATACCATTGCCAACCAGTGGACGATAAAAACAGTTCTTCATGTTCATAGCAAGAATTTTTACAGGACTTCCATCCAGATGTACATTACGTACAACATTCATATCACCATAAACTGTTGAGATTGTTGTTGTGTCCAGACCGAGCACTTTTTTACGACCTGTTACAGCAAGGTCAGCACTAAAGTTAGAGGAAACTTCCATATTGTTTTTGAAGTATCCACCTAATTTATGCAACCAATTGTAAGTCTCTGTATCACAGAAAAATACATTAGCTGAGCTGCCATTATAACGAGGATCAAGATAGTTAGACATGTCATCAAGAAAGTCGTCAGCTGTTTTTGTAGTTGTTGATAATGTAAAGATATTGCCATTAGTCAACACATAGTCTACAGCACCCTGTGTATACTGGATACCATTAGTAGTATCAATATACTGAGTACCAAACAATAAGTCAGCCTCAATGTCCCACTTATGTTCGATTAGTTTTTCTTTCCAGATACGTGCCCACTCATTACCTTCATATCTAAGAACTGTTGCGCGTGCAGTGTTGGACATTGCCATTGTGGTTTTCCAAATCTGAGTTGCGCCAGTTTTTAGTAAGTAGGGTTGATCTTTCCAGGTTTCTGGGAATCCAGATCCCTCTTTATTTGCGTTACCAACCACATAACATCTTTGTTGTTCCAAAGCACTAGCAATTGAACTGCCATACATAGTAACACCAGTACCCTTTGGAGTATTAGTATCAAATGATGCAATTTCTACTGCAGCTGCTGAAGCAAAAGGCTCTTTAATGACAGTAGTTTTAAGTACTTTAAATTCACCACTTGTGGTGACGCTTTCAACTTTAACTACTGCATAGTTATCAACCTCGCCACCACCAGAACCAGGCGATTCGCCTGCTGTATGTGTATTGATTTTAACTAATTGGCCTTCCATGAAGAACTCTGGAGCTGTTCCAGAATCACCTACTGATATATCATTGGTAACTTGACCATATACATTCTGACGATTGCCAGCTGATAAATAGTCAGTACCCATTTTAAAGTAGTAGGTATCACCTTGATCGCTTTCTCCAGAATCCCATGTGGAATCCCCAGAGTTACCGAGAGCGGAAGTTGCTCCATGGTCTGTTACATAAGCATAGCGCTTATGGTATGAACCTCTCTTTTCAGTAAACTGAAAATGAGGATCATCTGTTGGTTTTTTATTCAGTTTAGATACAAACCGAAAGAACGGGTCTTGAGCAATTGCTAGCTCTGAAACTCTATCACCAAAATTATACTTACGCCTTAAATCGCCAGTATCAATAGTGCCATAAGTCGCACCAGTGTCAAGATTCAGACTAGATGTTGTCCCACCCGTATAAAATAAATCAGCCATTTTACTGATCTCCTTATATTAGACCTAGTAAGTAGAAACCTATCTACTCACCAAATACATTATCTAGATTATTATCTGCTTTCTGAATTAGGTCGAATATAGAGTCATTATGGTCACGATCTCCAGGATTTTCACCTCCAGCTGCGCTGGCTGTTGCTGGCATAGACTGCACATTTTTCATTTGATCTAAGACTTGTTGCTTAGAATTATTAGCAATCTTAGCGTTTGCCTTATCGCGATTCTTAAGATAATTTATATCATCCCAAGAAAGTTGATGAGTCTGCGCCCATTTGCTAAGTTCTGAGAACTCGTCTTTGTTCATTCCATTTGCATCTACAAACTGTTTAGTTTGGCTCTGCATATTTCGTTTCTGTGCTGCCTGTTTAGCATTTTGCCTTTCAGCTGCAATTCTATCGCCAACTTTTCTATCGGCCCTCTTATCCACTATAGTATTAAATACTTGAGCAGATTTTGAGTCTGGATCTGATATAGCTTCATCCATATCAAACACAAAGTCGTCTCCAAGGTCTAGCGATTGTTTCATGTCAGGCTTCGTCCCTTTATCTAAATAACCACGTACTATATCTACTAATTCAGCATCTTGTTCCAACACGCCTATCAAAGACTCATAGGGTTTGAGCTTATCTAGCACAGCCTTGTTCTTTGTATTTTCGCGTGATGAATCGCTGTACCGTACTTTGTACGGATTGCTCTCATCTTCCCAATTGGAATTTTGAGGCACTTCCCTAGAACTGGAGTCCACTTGTGGAGTTACCTGATCTGAAACTGGCTCTTGTACAGCCTGTTCCGCTGGGGTATCCTGTATTGCACCATTAACCTTCGTTTCTAATGCGTCAAAAAAGTCTGCATTGGAGTCCTCAACCATTGTATCCATTACTTCTTCTACAACTTGTTCGGAGTTACCTTCGTTCTCTTTTGTCATTTTTCGTATTTTCCTTTAATTTACGATTATGGTAAGTTATTACCTTCTTTTTTTTCTGCCAAACCATTTTGAACGAGTTGTTTAAACTCTTTCTCTTGGTTTCTTTGCATGTCCTTCGATCTTTCATTTTGGAGATCCTGGTTTGCCCTTGCGGCAGCAGTGTCTCCCTTTAGTTTCGCACTTGTATCAAGTATCTGTTTGCGCATATCATGCTCAGCCATTCTGGTCTTATCTTTAATGCCTGCCTGAACAAGCTGTCTAGATAAGGTTTCAATAGTGCCCTTGCCCTCTTTAATCTCTTGTTCAGCACTTTCAAGAGCAGAACGCATCTGTGCAAGATTACTTTTTCTTTGCGCAATCTGTTCTTTGTCTTTAATGTCCGCCTCTGCAAGTACCGCTATATCATCTACTATGCCAAGCTTTAACATTTCCATTAACTCTTTTAAGTATGCCCAGCGATTGACTGGCATTGTTGAGCCAGCAATAAGTCTAACATCAAACTTGGCTGTTTCATAATCAAAAAACTTCCCGATTGCATCACCGTACTTGTTATATTGAATAATGTTAACCTCAACATCCTTAACCTTCTGATTATTAGGCTCTACTATTCTAAATACTTTATTTGACTTATAGGTAGCTTGCGCATAGTCCCTGACTACCTCACCTAAATGTTGTAATGACGGCTCTACTGAGTTCTTCATCCAAGTCTTAACCCTACGAGTTCCGTACTCATCGTTTGCCATAAGGCCCTTAAATGTATCATGCTGAGCCTTCATATCTCCCTGCATTGAAGAATAAATGCCAGCCAAGTACTCCATATCAGTCTTGCCAAGCTCTACAATATTAGCAAATGCAGTAGAGATTGGAGCTGGTTGAACAATACTTGGAGCCTCAAAGCCCTGCCTTATTGGTAAGAGTGCGCCAGGAGCAGATGCATAACGTTCCCAGTAGTCTTCATCTATACTTCCCTCCTGATAGATATACCTTAGGGAGGAGCCTAATGAGGCATTGTGTATCATCAGCTGGTGAGCTTTATTTAACTCTTGCTGCTTCCCTACCAGTGGAGATACTGCAGACATAGGATACGGAGTCCCTGTCCATTTATAGTGTATAGGTACTATTGGGTATTCTAGTCCTGGCAGCACCGCTTCATACATGAAAGTGTCACCGATCACACAACTCAACTTAATTCTGGCTTCATAGAACTTAATAGCATCTATAAGACTGTTTTTAAGCTCTCCCTTCATTAATACTTTAAATTCTTTTTCAGAGACTACATTGTTTTCTACACGACTAACCGCCTCCATAGCTTGAGAGATCTTCTGCTCTCTGGTCTGAGTAATTTGCTGCTCTGATTGTTTCTCTAGCTTTTCTATTTCAAGAGTAAATCTTTCTTCTATTATATTGCCAGACTCTAACTGCTGGTTGAGCTGCAATATGGTCTCCTGCACCTTTACTTGCATTTCTTTTTCAATGGCCTCCATTTCCACATCGACCTGAGCACGTATTTTGCTAATTTCTTCAGGGGTTGGCTCTATGCGATAGAATACGTTCATATACGCAATTTTAATCTTTTCATACATCTCAAAATAGTCAAGCCTGCGGTCTTCTTCTCCAAAATAATCAAATGTCTCATCAATCACATCCTTATACTGGAAATCACCGCCCTCAGCCTTTTGACTATAGCTATAATTATCACTCTCTGCCGCACCAGCATTCTTAATTTTAGTTGCATACTCTGGGAATATTTTTTGAAGGTGTGACTGGGGAATAACCTTATGAACCATTATATAGGCAGCATCACGATAGAATATATCCCTACTCTTTGGATCAATAAAGATATCAAACGGCTCAACCGTATCTACCCTTACTTCTCCGAGGCCCCTATCAGAGTGGGCATCAACCGACACCTTAAAATACCCAACACTCTTTGTTGCCGCGTCATTAATAACCTGGCTGAACTTACTCTGACCATCACTCTCATACCAAATATAGTCAGCAACATCAGCGTGAACATTGGCAACATCTATATCAGAACCCTCTGCTCCAATCGCCTGCCATCTTGGCTGATTTGCAGTAACATAAAAGTTTAACATTTCTACAATAGGAATAATACGATTAATAGTAAATGTTGGCATTCCCTGCCTTTCAAGAGTTTCGTTTTCCTCTTGAGTAAGCTGATTGTCTAAGTAAAAATCGTGCCCTTGTTGATTGACCTTTTCCCATCGCTGGCGGCTTGCACCATTTAGATTAATATAGAGATCTCTTACCCTATCAGCCTTTGTTTTTGCTGTCTGCTTTGCCATTATTTCCCTTTCTTTTTGCCCCAACTAAATGGATTTAAATTTAACTCTCTTTGATACCAGTCCATCTGCTCTTGCATTGACTGAATATGCTCCTGCTCTGCCGCCTTCCTTTCCTGATCATGTAGCTCTATTTCTTGCAGGGCAAGATCCATATTTCTTTCCAATTCTTGTATTCTAGACTCTAATTGCCAGAAGGAATAGACTACTATTGCTGTGGCTGCTATTATCTGCAATAACCACTTAAAATTCAAAGTGACAGAAAAAGAATCTCCTCCGATCACCTCGCCCTTAAAAGATCGTGCACCGCCTTTGTCAGCCATCAGGCTAATACCCAGCTTTTTGGTCTATCAATTTGTCTTCTTATCCAGTCTCCAGACTGATTTTCAGAACCATTTGGTGGATGGGCATACTTAACCGCATAAGCGAGAGCATCTATAGTGTCATCGTGAGCCATTCTTTTGCCGAAAGTAAGTATCTCATGTTGAAGGTCATAGTGGGAGTCTCGTATCCTCACCGCACCAATTGACATTCTTTGAGCTAATACTCCCTGTATTCTATCAAGCTTGCTCTGCTTAGTTCCAGGTAGTTCTTCTTTGAAACGTAAGCTAAAATCATTCTTTCTTCTCATCTCGCTCCTGAGTGCTTGAAATATTGGCTTTGACATTGAAGTATCTTCAACTGTAAACAGAGTTGGATTATACTTGGCGTTAAGATCAAACATATGGTCAACTATCCCCTTTTTGTTTTCACCTGGTATCCCAAGTACTGGTAAAGATCTCTTTCTTACATAATCCAGCACGTATATATTAGCATTAATATCGCATGCAACTATCATAATAACACTATAATCACTATCTCTTCTCTCTGAGTCTGTGGCTGGATCTACGCCAGCAAAGATATTAACTGGTATTTTTTCTCCCTCACAGTACAAGTATGGCATCATCTCATTCTCATCAAACTTATAAAACCCATCCCAGTATTTAACATGTCTCATATTAAAGATAGAGTCTTCAGCAGATTGAACCTCCATCATATACTCTTGGTAGAACTTATGAGGTTTTCCAGAGTCTACGTAGAACTTCTTTTTCTCAGTCAGCTTTGTAAGTGGAAACCAACTGTGCCAAAGCGCTTGATCTTCTTGTATTGCCTTATAGAGCATCACTTTCCAAGAAAAGTCTTTATTTTCGCTTTGAGATTTTTGATAGTTAGTAATGAGGTTATTGATGAATGAATCGTAATGAACAGGCGTACCATTAATGCGCAACCTACCGTCGTGAGGCTCCAAAGCAGGAGCAACAACAGCTGTGACCATATTTGCATTTTTAGACCTAGACTCTGAAGTAAGTGTATTGTTTTCGTCTTCAAAGTCGTCCAATACAACAAGATCATACCGCTTATGGAGCTTAGCACCACCACGAATACCAGAAATATTGGATTTTGAAATAAGTTTGCATCCATTTTTAAGCTCTATATCTTGCTCTGTCCATTTTCTTCCTTTCATGTCCCCGAAGTAGTACTTAATTTTTTCATTGAACTCTAAATGAGTTTTAATATAGTCCATGTTGCCAACAGCCAACTTCTGGGTTGCTGATACCCATCCATAAAATAGCGGCTCCTCTGCAAAGCAAAAGGATCTCATAATGTCAGCCTTGGTTATAACGGTCTTACCGTGGCCCCTTGGCATAATAATTGCAAGATTGCGATATTTATGTAATTCTCCATCCATCTCATCTACCGCGTCTACTATCTCATAGTGAAACCATGGGGTCTCAGATCTTGAGAAATCATCTGCTAAAAACAGCTTACCAAACGCAATTATATCATTCTTGGCTGCCAGTAGTAGTTCTTCTGCTTCTGAGACGTTTTTGGTGTTTATATTGGCCATTAAATAGGCTCATCGCCAGTTGTTTGATGCTCTGGCAATGACGGTCTTTTTACTTCTTTTAATTGGGCTGGTTCAAATCCTTGGAATATGCCCGCTACTTCAGTAACTTTCTTCTGAGTAACAACCCCAAAGGCTTCCCATAACATCTTAAGTGCGTTCATCTTATCGCTACCGTTCTTTCCATCTACGACCTGGTCTTTTGCTTCTCGTATTAAGAACTTCAGATCTACGTCTAGGCTTGCAAAGACCTCAGTTAATTCTTCTTTGGTTGGATTCATTAGTGTATTTATCCTTTCTGTTTTTAAAAGTAGCGCAGAGCGCCTTTTAGCATAATCTTTACTGTTTGCATTATATACCTCCATGTAGGCCTTAACTGCGTCTGCCCCTCTAACTACCTTACTGGCGAAGATTACCTCCTTATCTGTGGGCTTTTTGCGCTCTTTAACGGTATTTGAGTCAAGCTTTCCGTTTATTGTGTAGCGACTATCTCTTTCAGCGGTATCCATGGTTTGCGCCACCATGTAGGTTCCGACACATGTGCGCACACTCTCCCCCTTGCCAATCTTCTTTCTTTCTAAGATCTGCACATAAGCATTATCATCAGCACGAACCCAATCCCCTGGGTAACCGTCGCGCCAATTTTCTATAGGGTGTATGTCGTCTGGGAGCTCAGACTCTAGATCATATATGTGATGATCCTCTCCTTTAACTTTATAGGTTCTCATCTGAGCCCTTTAACTGGTTTTCTTATTTTCCGCCTACGTTTATGCGAGCGCTTCCTCTCAAGCTTAACTTCTGGCTCGTAGTCTTGAAACGCTGGCTCTACACTTAGTAGGGTTGATAGTACAATTGCTTCAATCAATGTGATACCCCCTTTTTTATTTTAAACTTCGCGGTATACCCGTATACCTTATTACTTATACCTATACTTATACTTATGGGGCTCTATAAGCCCCTTACTAAGCCCCTTGCATGGGGGATAGATCCCCCTTGTATCCCCCTAGTATCCCATGTTCTTGATTGTACTGGATATATTTGCGGCCATCATGTCGGACTTAGTCTTAGAATCAACCTTCTTAACCTTATTCTTGGCTATTCTCTTTTGTGCAGTTACTGGATTCTCGCCTGGATACGGCTTGTTTGCTGGCATGTGTATGTCTCCTTTAATTAATTAGGGTAAGTTAAGGATTGTTTACAAAAGTACAAAACCTAAAAAAAATGGTACAAAACAATACGCGTCCAATAACCTAAAGGGGGCGGGGCGTCGAGGGTTTTTCGGTTTTGCGATTCCGTTATCTTTGTTTTTTTTCTGCACGTTATCCTCCTCGGTGACCATTTGCTCCCATCGGTGTCCGTCGGTAGCCTGTACACGTAGAGAAGGGGACGATGGTCACCAACCTGTAAGATATCAACCTAGTTTCTCGTCGCTACTTGTTACTACTATCATTATTAGATACCATTTGGTGCAGTCCTCGGTTAGTCTATACAGGTATCGGATACCATTACCATCTAGTGTATCACTGTATATAGTATATAAGAATTGATTGAGGCGAGATCCACCATGATTTGAGGCGATCCTCGTCGCTATACTGCTATCTTTTGATCTGCATATAATCCTAGTCCCCTCGGTGATCGGTATCATTTACCATTATTATCTACTATTATATGTACCAATCCTTACTTGTTTTGCTAGTTTGAGCCACCGATTATAATTATTTTCATATCGAGGAACAAATATATGTGTTGTATGTTACCTATGTTATGTGCTTATATTTATGGCATCGATGCAGTAACTGATTAAATATATTTGCTTTTTGACATAACACAACTAATCATGTGGACAACATCACCAGAGTAATTGAGGTGAGTACATACAGAAGGGGAGACCCTCGATAGAATTGATACTCCCTCCTCAAGAGAAATGGAGATGCCGAGCTGAACTAGGTGACATGGGCTGAAAGTCACCATCGGATAAAGGTCAGAGAATAGAAGAGAATGTAGGTATGTAAGGGGCTGTTATAAACAGACAATACCGAGGAGTAGTGGGATAAAGTAGTCATAGACCATTTACGACGAGAAGAGAAGAGTGGATGACCTCCTGAGACGAAGGGAGTTCAAGACGAGAAGCACAACGAGGATATGATGGATAATGAATTTCCCCTGCATCACCGAAGCCAAACTAATAATTGCTTAATCATTCTAGTCTATTGCAGGGATATGCAGGAAGGGTATTCCGAAGAGAAGAGAAGGGTGGTATGGTAGAGCAGTATTGAGGGTTCGACTCCCTCGCCACCTTCAACAAATAACACGAAAACGAACACTAAACCGAAAGGAAAACGAAATGGAAGATTATATTATGACCTCAATAGAAACCGACGTGCAGTTCGTCGATAATGCAAGTGATACTTATATGTCCGACGAGGAACGTGAGTATTGGATTGACCTAGAAGAAGGGGAGACCGAAGAGGAAGAGATTGAGCCTTGTGACGATACCACTATCGACAATGCCTTCAATAGTCTCTTCGGTAAAACGATAAAAGAAACGAAGAGTATTAGACGAGCAACCAAGAAGGCTCAAGTGGTAGTATTACCGACCTACAGGGGAGTCGTCAGTCGTCACGAAGAGAATAT